CTAGTAGTATTTGATTTTCCGCCGTGAACAGGCTTTTTGGTAATTGTCTTTGAAACATTATTATTCCTCCGCAGTGTTTTGATATGCATCTCTTCTTGCCTTTTAATTTGTTCTCTATCCTTTTGGCCTCCTTAACGTCGATGCCTAGTGAATCGTATGTGAACCTGCGGGGTAGGTTACCCTTGACACCCAAGCGTTTGGCCGCTTCACGCCTTGCTGATTTATCTTTATAGAGCACGTAATTAGATATCCTAGCACTGCGTCCTGGCCACTTCTTGAATATCCTCTGCATGACTTCTGCCTGTTTATGATGAGGGAAATCAATATCAACATCAGGTAGGTCGTCCCTATTGGGATTGAGGAATCTTGCCACGGGTATGTCCCACTCCACTGGGTCCACATCTGTTATGCCCAGCAGGTAACAGACCAATGATGAACCAGCACTACCACGTGTCATGTGCGGTATGTCTCGTGTCATTGCGATGATGTCACATATTTGTATGAAGTAGTCTACGAAACGTAGTTGAAGGATGATTTGAGTTTCCTCGGCTAGTCTGTGCGTGTATTCTTCTGTGCCTGGACAGTGCCTAATAAATCTATCGTATAGCCTTGTTATGTCGTTTAGTTCTTTATTTTTCATGCCTATGTTGCCTGTTATCGCCTCTCGCATTAAAGCTCTGGACGGAAATATTTATCTGCGTATATTATTTTGGTTATACTTTTTGGCGCAATTTGTTCTTCGGAACTGTGATGTCTCTGTGGTCGCATGCGGCGTCTATCACACATTGATCGCACACCGGTGTTCTGGATTTACATACGTACTTGGCATGTGTTATTAACCACATGTGGGCTCCGTATTTGTATTTGATAGGAGTGGTGTTGTTAACTGTGATTGACGCCTTGCCTTCATCTAGACTGTCGGCCCAACCCAATCTCCACAACATTCTAAAAACGTGTGTGTCTACTGCTATGTGTGGTTCACCAAACACAAATCTCATGACGATGTCTGAACTTTTCCTTCCAACACCAGGCAAGGTCATTAATTCTTTTTGAGTTTTTGGAACACGTCCTTTAAATTCTTCTATCAACATCTTGCTAGTGGACAGGATATTTTTTGATTTTGCATTAAACAATCCTGCAGGCCTGATCGCTTCTATGATCTCTTCCTGTGTTAGTTTCAACATATCCTCAGGCGTGTTTGCCAACGCAAACAGTTGTCTACAAGCAATCGCTGTTCGTTTGTCTTGCGATTGGGCAGACAGCATAACTCCTATAAGACTGGTGTATGCTTTTGAATAAATTTTTGCTTTAGGTTTTTTGTTGGCGTAGTTTGGATACAGAGCACTTAACTTCTCATATATGTAATCAATGTCATTACTGTTCTTCATCTGAGTGCAGTTCGTTTAGGAGTTGTCTCAGTTTACCGCCTTCAACAGTGGCTTTGACTTTGCCGATAGTGTCTCCTTTACGAGGATCCGGGACATCTGGTCTTGCATTTTTTGGTGTGCCATCTGATGCTGATACTTTTGAAGTTTGTTTTAGTGAATCATATATTGTGCTTCTTTGTTTGTCAAACTGTTTGTATTCTGGATCATCTGCTAAGTCTCTAATTCTTAAACTATCTACATCAAATTCTAAATCAACTTTCTGGCCCACCCCGCTTGAACTTCTAGTCTTCATGAACTGTATCTGATATCTACCACGTTCTTTCATTGCTCTACTTGTGAATATACCAATCACGTTGTCAGCTGTCTGTATCTTAGATAGGCCGCCTGATATATGAGAGTGATCAAACTCTATTTCTTCAACACTAGCTCTGTTCAACTGTGATGCAGTTGCCAACACACATTGTTTCTCGACACACAAGTTTCTTAATTCTTCTGATACGTATTTGTCCTTAATGAATAAATCTGCTGGCGATATCCTTTTGCTTTTTGGCATCATGAGATCTAAGTAGTCAATTAGAATACAGTCTATTTTTTTCTTGTTTTTAAGTTCTAGTTCTTTCAAATATGTTCTAACATCTAGCACGTTGCTACCACTAGGCAAGTATTTGATCTGTAGTGTTCCTGATTTCTTCTTTAGCATCTTAACTTTCATTTCAACATTGTCTATCTCTGGAAACACTTTCTTTGTTGGAATGTTTGTCATCATGGCATCCAATCTCATGGCAGTTAGAGCTTCACTCAATTCAAAAGATATGTAACAAACGTTCAGTCCAGTAGTGGCCCAATTCACTGCAAGATTCTGCAAGAACAAACTCTTACCTGCACCCGACCCACCTGCAAAGATGTTTAGTTCTCCACGATTGAAGCCACCAAACAGTTTCTTGTCTAAGTTAGCCCAGCCTGTGCTAACCTGTCCGTTGTTTGCCTTTAGTGCCTCAAGTCTTCCTTTAGGATCTTCAAAGTAGTCAGTACCCATGTCACGAGTCAGCCCAACGTTTACTGCATCTTTTATCTTGTCTTCAACAGGACCATAATCTCCTTTTTCTAACAGGTCTGCCGATTCAAGTATTGCGTGTTCAAGTGCTTTGTGTCGAGAAAATATTTCAAACTCGTCTAGTAGCCACGCAAAGTGACTTGGATCTAAATCTTTGGCTTGCTTTAATTTAATATCGTGAGACGCATTAATTTGTTCTACCTCGGGTAATACTTTATATTCTTCTACATACTCTTTAATAAATTTTGCAATAGGTTGTAATTTTCTATCAAATGATTTAGGATCAAATATATTTTGTGCTCGAGCAAACGATGTTGCATCTGCTAACAGCATTTCCATATACAATTTCTGTACATCGAACGAGTAGTTCTTAACTTGGTGTTCTGGTTTATTGTTAAAATTATTATAATCAGCCATTGTTTACTCCTATTGTATTGGTATTATTACGTTTAGTCAACTTAAAAAAGTTTACCATCACACTTTTTATTGCCCGAACATATTTCTTTGATCAAAGGCTGGATCTTGTCAGTAGTTTCGAATTCGGGATTTATACCAAAGCATTGATATTTTGTATTAAAATTCTTCATTAGCATGTAATTTGTATATTTGTTACCGCTGTAATCAGGATGTGTTTCCACGCCTTCTTTATTTTTGTCTATGTAACTGGAAAGCATCCATCCAATTATAGTTTCATGATGCAGATTTGTTTCCAGAGTCTTGATCAAGAAATACGGTAATTGACAACTCAACCAATAACTGTGACCCCAACTTTTTACTAGCCCCCATGTGTCAAGTGTTTTTTTTGGTTGTGTAAAGTCTATATTCGACAAACTGGAAGCATTTTGGTTAAAAAATATAAAGTCTACTTTATGTTTAATTTTTACAAGTATCTTGTGCAGTTTTATGATATCTAAATCTTTCCATTCAATTTTAATGTTGTTCACTGTCTGTATTGCAGAAGCACCTGAGCCTATGTTGGTCACTGAATAACCGGCTCCCATACAGCCATTCACAATACGTTCGCCTCTTTGATTTCCACACCCTATTAATAAAGCCTGTTTCATGTCAACTCCGGATAAAGTTTTCGCCAGTCAGTTCCTTGTAAAATATCAATGTTATCAAAGTACTTCTTGTATTCAACACTATCATGGTTGTTGTCGAGTTCAATAAGACAATTTTTTATGTTTCCTGCTATGTTTAGATTGGTCTTATATTTTAAAAAAGTTTTATTCAACTGTTCGCGAACTTTATTTTTTATCTCATCCGGTAAGTTCCTGCATCTCAGTCGCTCTTGTCCCATTGATAGTTGATTAATGGTATGGTCTATACTTCCAATTTCTTCCATGAAGTAGTCAATTATCTCAGGTAGTTCTTGTGCAGTCAGCACAGAGAACACAGTGTTGGCTCTTAGGTCAACGTTTGACTGTGCTTTTAAAAATTTTATGTTTGCTAAGGTCTTGTTCCAGTTTGCTCCTCGCCTAATATAATCAAACTTATCTCCTATACCGTCTATGCTACAAGTGAACAACACAGTTGGAAATTTTAATATTTCTTGTAGTACTTGATTGTCTTGTTTCCACTGCATGTTTGTATTCACTCTAATAATTAAGTCGGGTCTTTTTTCGATCTGCTTTAATAGTTTAAGGTTATATTTGATCAATGTGGGCTCGCCACCGCTCATGTATATTTCTTTTAATTCGTTTTGATTGGCTACCACGTATTCGATAATGCGATCTGCCAATGCTGGTGGTGTGTGATTCACCGGTTTGTTTTCTTCACGTGCAATACTACTGCTTTGAACTGCCCAACAGGTTACACATTTTAAATCGCACAAACTACTCCAGTGTAAATCTAAAGCAGAGAGTTTGAACTGCTTCGTGTCTGTGTAATCAGCACTGCTGTGTACACCAAGCCCGTTGTAATGATTTCGTAGTCCTGTGTATTTGCCTGCACTGGAAGTGTTCTCATTCATTAAACAATTTCTACAGTTATCTGTTATCTTGTCCTCAAGTATTTCTTTTCTCAAAGATTGAAATTTCTTATTAGGTAATATTTCAGTTATATCATGCTCCTGTAGGTGTCCCATGGCTTTTCCGCTTGAACAAGTTTGAATTGTTCCGTCCACTCCTACATATAATAGGTTCCATGGAGCTGTACAGAAATGCTTACTTTGTCTAAAAAGTTGATATTTTTGTTTGGAATCCATTATCCATCTATCTTTGTCTTTAAATCTATTTTAAGTTTGCTAGACTCTGTTGTTTTTAATATTGATTGTATAGTAAACAGCCTTCCGTATTTCATTACAGCATCGGCAACATCGTTTACTCCTTTTTCCCATTCAGGAAATGCCACACTCCAACCAAATTCTTTTGCTTGATTGATCAGTTTCTCTCCTGGGGCATCTCTGTCCGGTACTACAATAACCTGTCTGCCCAGTCCATCTATCAACTCCCGCTGTGTATCATTTATCTCTGATCCCAGTATGCTCACGCCAGAAATGGTAATTGCATCAAACGGTCCTTCTGTCACAAGTACAAACTTCCTTGACCAATCCTGAGCATCCATGTTGAACACATAACCAGGCTGTACGTCCGTGTAGTATTTCACCTTGTCAGACTGTTCAAACATCCTTCCTGAAAATCCTACTATGTCTCCTCGCCAGTAAAACGGTATGAGTAATCTTTTGTTTACGTCCCAATGCTTGTCTGTAGAATACATGAAGTCGTACCAGTCGGCACCAATTCCTCTTCCTTCCAAGTACTTCAGTAAATTATCAACAGCGGACGTTTCGTCTGCAGATAATAAATTTTCCAACATCTTCTCCAACCAAAACTCTAACTTTTTTGCACCCTTGGGTAATTCTTTTTTCTTGAATGTGATAAATTTCTTCTTTTCATATTTTATGTCACCCTCTTCTTGACGCATGGCCTCTATGGCCATCTTCCTTATAGTGTCTTCTGCCATTCCGATATAGCTCATAAATGTCCTCATCTTAAGATTGAGCTTACGTCCCGCCACATAGTTTGCTTTGAATCCACAGTTGAAACAGTGAAAAGATACAGTACCATCAGTAGAAGTCATTATGCCACCACGTTTCTTCTTGTCTGCTGTCTCTCCGTTGTGTACACAGCAGGGTGCATTGAAGCTTATCCACCCACTTGGAGTTTTCTTTCTACCCGCAGGCAGTGATGTCAGAATAGTAGATTGAATAAGATTCATATCTATATTTTACTGTCTATATAGGATTTTGTCAATCGTCCCGGTATTACCAGTAGCATTGTCCCAACTGAATTTAACAAATTGGTATACGCCATTGAAGTTGTAGTTTTTCACTCCAGAGCTTGGTAAGTCAGTGATTGTAGTAACTGTAAAGAAATCTGCAGGTGCCGGAGTTGTGGACATAGTGGCAAGTATTTTTAAAGTGCCTGAAAAATCTGATGTGTATACAGCCACGGTGTGTAAAGCATCGTTGTTGTTTTGTCCAGGATGTCCTGATATAGTTCCATTAGAAACATATCTTAGAGGGTATGGATTATTACTGGTGTTGCTACTGAAAGAACTAACTTCTTCGCTGGCTACAAAAGATGGAAAGCCGCCATCTATCAGTTCCACCGTGCCTGCCGAATTATAACCGGTATCAGCATAGGTAACCTGATAAGAGACACTTGATCCGTCTGTAAGCACTTCTCTCACAGAGAAGTCATAAAATTTAGCATGTAAAGACAGCAGGTCCCCATCAGTCAAAGTAACCGATGCTGTGCCCTTTGTTGTGAATGTAGATCCATCATCTAGTATGGATAATGTACGTGTTAGAACCGCTTTTTTGCTATCAGTATCTATTAATGCAAACTCAAACGACCTAGTTGTGATATCCTGGGCCTTCTGATCCTCATTTTTAAAACTAAAAGTGACAGGATTTGACACTCCTCTAAAAATATTTAAGCGTCTATTGTACACTTTTGAGTTCCTTCCGTGATAACCATTTATGTAGGCGATTACCAAGTTTGTTAGTAAATACCTTGAGACAGTTTGCATATAACATATTTAACAGTATTTATTGAATAGCATGAACGAAGTTTTTAATAGCCTGGGAAAAAAATTCCCTTTTTTATCACTTGTACGAAAGGGAGACCTAGAGTATGTAGGCATTATTTCTAACCAAGATGCCCAAGTCACTAGCTTTTATGATTATGGTAAAATAATGATGCCAGAAGATAAAATGCAATTCCTAAAATTAGGTGAATCATGGTGGTGGGAATCTAACAGAAAAATTCCTATTAATATTTTTCTCAAAGGCGACTGGACATATTTCCGTACTACACTGACATCTCTAGCCACCAAAGACCTTGAAGTGGTGCATGGACCGTGTGTAAGATTAAGCGACATCGCAAAGAGAAGAATCAAGAGAAGAACAATCCAATTGGTTAGACGACCCGTCTAATATACTTTAATAAAATAGAACGCTGTCTAGCGTTCCATGTCATTTCTACTTTTTTCTTTATCCAAATATCTTGCCATAGGGGCAATGAATGAGCTATAAATTCTTTAGCATTCCAATCACTCGGGACCTTGCATCTAACAGATCTTCTTTTGTCCTTTACGTAATCGCATTGTTTAGCTAGTTCCACTGTGCAAGTGTAATCATTGGGCAGGTCTACTGTTCTGTATTTGAGTTTTTTAGTGAGTTTGCGTTTCTGGTTGTACACTAAAAGTATATTTATCATTTTGGATCAAATTCATCTGCACCACAATAGCCTGAGCATAAGCTACCGCATGCGATTTTTTAAAAAAGTAACTGTTGTCCGTGGGTTTAGTCCAAACTTCTTTTAATATTTCGTTCCAGTTTTTGTACGTTAGATATCTTTTTGCAGGTCGTATCATAGCCAGTACTGCGGCAAGTTGCTCGATATTTTTTGGCTCTAGCTTGGATACAATATTATAGTGTCCATTTAAATGGAATAATTCATCTACAATTTTTTTATCCTTCAACATTTCCCAATTCGGTTCTTCTATCATTAGTTTTACAAGGTGTTCTTCTGATTCGACTGCCTTGTAAATGCTAACGTTCAAGCAATCAATTTTAAAATATCCTCTTTGTTCTGCAACTTTATAATCTAAAGTTGAGTGTCCAGAAACAGGATCAACAGGTATGTTATGAAAGTAAACTCCTGTTTTATGTTTCTCAATGTTGTCGTCTTTGATCATGGATGCAGGAGTATGTTTGAATAATTTCAGTGCTTTGTCTCTGTCAAAAAAATCTATATCAACATCAGGCATTAGTGTAATTTTCCTTTATTATAAGTTTCTAATTTTAATTTTGATCCGGGCTTTAGCATATCTAAAACTTTTAACATTTTTTTATAACCTCTGGTTTGTTGTGTTTCTCTACTCATCTCTGGCAATATCACTTTGCCTACTGTTCCATCAGCTTTTATAACCACCACACTGTCTCCAGGTTCTATGTTTAAATGGTCGTCTACTTCTAGTGCAAATTTACTCAATGTGTGCCTCCTTTGCTGTTTCTTGCACCAGCAAATAATCTGCTGGATAGTTTTTAAATTTATTACTCCAGAATTCTGGATCGATATATGTTTGTATCATTTGTAATTGTTCGTCTGTAAACGATTGTAGCATTTTTTTGCCTGCATCACAACCCAGCACCAACCACGGACTGAGATGTCCTGACTGAATATGTTGCACAGCCCGACTGGTATTAACCAAACGAAAATAATCAGACCATTGTACATTTTGTTGAGTGGCCCAATCCATCATGGATGCTATAGATCTTTGTAAAGCTAATTCTACTGATTCAGTTTTCAAAGTATCTTTTAAATATTCTTCATAGAGATCATCTCTGCTCCATTGATCTAATTTCACTCTGGATAGTATCACATAGTCTATATATTTGCTAGGATATAATGGACTGGTATGCATCATATATCGTCCAAACTTTACAAAAGCATTATAATAAGACGAGTTACAAAAGTCGTCATACGTTTTTGTTTTTCCAATTTTTTGATGTATTTCATAAAATCTACAAAATACAATAAATCCTGTTTGAACCCACTTTTCAGATTTTTGTAAATGTCTTCTTTTAGGTTCACACAGATGAACCTGTAGTGTTCTTTCTCTTTGAAAACTTTTATCGCAGTATGTACATGTAAAACTAATTTGTGATTCCATGAGCTTCTAACAGTTCTTCTAGTTCTCTATCTGTAATAACTTTGTCTAGTGTTTCCAGATCTGCCTCTTTCCATGTTGGATATATCTTTTGTAGTTTCTTTAAACTCTTGTTTGGTACACGTTTCATTGGTTTGATCCATGGATGGAATTGTTGTGTCTCTGCACCACACATAGCAGTCAGTATCCACAAAAGTTTTTTGTGTTTACCCAATGTGAAACAGTGTTTGTTAACACATTCGTTGACCATTTCAACATAGTGTTCTACATAAAAAGGATCCTTAGACGACACACTTGAAACATATCTCATTAACATATAAGGTGAATATAGCGATCTCTCATGATCATCAATACGATCATAATAATCTTTGTTTCTGTAATCAACGGCTTTAAGACCGTTTCTTAATTCAAAAAACTTTTTTTTTGGTTTGTTGTTCATATATTATCCTAAATTTAGTTGCATGTTTTTCATCTTTAAATTTTAGTGTGACCATGTTCTCATGATAACGTATGTGTTTCACTTCTAGGTCATACTCTTTTATTTGATCAAGTAAGTTTGGGAAAAAATCTCTGTCCATCCATACAGGCGTCATACCTTGCTGATCTGAGTCCACTATTAGGACCGGTGCTTGAATTTTTACTGATCTACTTTTAAGTTTTTTAGAAACACTGACCATATTCTATCTGTTCACATTGTCTCGATATATCTTTTACAAAATAAGCACATTGAGGATTTTTTCCATTTGTTAACGGCACAGCCAATAGCTGTCCTGATTTCATTTTTGGAAAGTACCATTTTACTTCTGTGTAGATATCTACAATATCAATGTTGGCAAATTCCGGCATACCACCAGTTAGTGGATTAAAAAGAAAAGCATCAAAGCCCCTGTCGTTTAAACTAGTGATTGGCATAACGTGCAGTTCCCCTTGTTCTGCTTCTCCTATAACCATTTTCCAATCTAATGGCATGGATATTTTATATTGTCCTATCTGTATTACTGCCGCTGGAGAGTTAAAAGATTCTAAAAAAATTAAAGGAACATAAAAATAATCCGTGTTTGTAGGATCTGAGTTATCTAACACAGCAAATCTTAGTTTATCATCCACATACTCTGGAATTTTTTCTAAGCTATATGTTTGGTTATCAAGTGTAAGAATTTTCATAATTTATCTTTTCTATATTATACGGGTAATTGGCCTCTTTGTAAAACTTTTTCCTTTGCCCTAGGTGTCTTTTTGCAAACTTGCATGAGCTGGTAATATCCCATATCTCTACATGATCCTTGTCTTGGGCTTTCCTTATACCACGTCCTATTGATTGAATTACCCTCACAAAGGACTTGCCTGGCTCTATAAGGACAAGATTAAAAATCCTAGGAATATTAATGCCAATACTGGCAACTCCATATGTGGCAATAATAATTTTATTTGTTGCTGTAGATACTTCATCATATTGTTCCTTCCTGTCTACGTTTTTGGTAGATCCAGATACAAATACTGAATCTTCTAGTTGCTCCTGTAATATCTTTCCTGCTGATATCCTATCCACCAGAACTAGTGTGTTTCCAGAACTTGATATAGTTTTTATTGTTTTAGCAATATAACTCATACGTTTGCTATCAGTAGTAAGCCATTTAAGTTCTTCTTGATAGTTAGAAAATTGTTTAGTTTCCAACGTTTGCAAAACATTAACATTACAATTGGCAAGTACGCCTTTGTCTTGTAATGTGCTGGCCGCAATCCTGTTCACCACTTCTCCGATAGAACATTTTAGTCCCATGAATTCATAATCTGCTTTGGGCACTGTTCCGGTCAAACCCCAACGTATGCCACAATTGGCAAATGGTCCGGTCAATAATCTTTTCAACACGTCTGCTTTGGCCATGTGTACTTCATCAATAATAATAGTGTTGATCCCTTTTATTGCTTCTAAAAAATCTGCTGTGTGTTCATCTTTACTTTTTTTCTCTAGTACATTTAATGATTGCCAAGTTGCTATGGTGTTGTATCTTCCTAATTCTTTTCGATCCCCATAATACACTCCGGTATCTAAATTACAAGTGAGAAAGTCTTCTTCCGTTTGTGTGACAAGACTTTTGTTTGGCACTATTGTAAGTGTTCTTCCATATGGTTCCACCAATTGGCACAGTGCCGCAGTGATTATTGTTTTTCCTGCTCCGGTGGCGATCTCTTGTATGCATTGTGGATTTTCTATAAACTTGTTTATAGTTTCCACTTGATAGTCTCTCAACTCAATAGTCTTTCCTTTAGCTGGATGTGTGTCTGGCCATTTTATATGAGATAGATAGTTTTTATCAATGCTTTTAAATTCAAAGTCATGTTGTATTCTTTGATCTTCGAACTCTACATAAACATTTCCTTCTTCTAAAATAGGCAATACCTTTTCGACTAGTGCTAGGTATGTAGTGCCACCTAACCCAAAGAAAGAGATTTTACCGTCCCATCTACCCAATTTCACTGATGGCAGATGCCGAGCGTACGGAATCTCGTATTTAAATTTATTGTGTAAACGTTGTCTCCATTTGAGATCTAGATTTTCAAATTTAACGTTTACTTCGTCTTTGATTACTAATTTACATGAACTCATAGTTTTATTATAGCACGGTGGTTCCACTGCCAACTGTCCGGCTGTGCATTACTATAATACAACTTTTTTGGTAGATTATCAAGTAGTCTTTTAATATTTTCACCTCCGGAGTCGTAGTAACCACCACCAAGAGCAATCAAAGAGCACTTAAATTTTAATTTTGAACGCATAAGAGCTCTTGTTATTTTATTTCTTACAAAATAAATTTTAGTAGCATTATCAACATGTTTGAAATTTTTACTTAATTGGTAAAGGTCAAAGGCTTTCAGATATGTTGCATCGTCCAATCTGTGACTATTAAAGAAACGTTCTTCTTCTGTTTGGTCCTTGTATTGTTTTGGCTCTCTTAATTCAAATCCCCAAGAGATGTTTTTGTGCTCATCCAATCCATGACGTTTAAAACAATTGATCCAATCTAATATCTCGTTAATATCTTCTTTATTGTCTGTAACTTCTCCGGCTATAGTCATGACTATGGGAAAACAATCTAACTCACCTAACCCATTTATAATTTTATCTTTAGTGTAAGCATTTTTATCAATCCATAATTTAGTGTTTGAATTGTGAGCAATCTTGTCAGCAATTTCAGAATCAGCTTTTACTTTGATGCCTGTCTGCGGTATTGCAAAATTTTTTAAATAGTCTAACTGTACCAATGTTTTTTTATTGGCAATATTTTCTTGCCAGTACATAGTCAATGATTCTGGTACATTTTTTAAAACAATCTTTTCGTCCTGAAGTACAGCCTGTGGTCTTTTGTAAGCCAGTTTTTCTTTTTTAATTTCTTCATGTTCATCTAACAACTGTTCTGATACAAAAGTAAAATTGTATCTTGCGGCAATTAATGTCATGTAATAAGTGGTCACATCTGTTTTAACAATACTCCAAATTTTATCTTCTCTTTCAAAAGTAAAATATCTAGCAGGCAAACTCTTATATTCTTTACAACAACGTATCAGCTTGACAATTTTTTGATCATAAGGAAATTGCATTTCTAGTGTTTCGTTGCCGTCACTGTCTTGAACAGACTCGATAGTTTTAGCAGAACTAATAATTCTAAAAGGAGCGTCAAACACAGGATTATCGCATAATGCTTTTAGATCCATTTTGACCGTTTCAAATTTAGTCAGATATCTTTTTACTATTGAAACTGCTAATCGCCCTTGCTTCTCTGTCCATGGGTATTGTGCTTCTGCTAGGGATATCACTGTAGCTTTGTCTTTTGGGTGCGGAACAAAATTAATGCCATGATCCCAGACCCACTCATTATATGCTAGTATTTTGATTGCTTCGTTTATGTTATTTGGAACGTTTATACTCATATTGTTGTGTTATATTAAACTCCACTATTTTGATAATTATTAATATATTATCAGTATAACACACTTGGTAATACTGTCAACCATTATGAAAAAAAAGAAAAAGAAAACTAAAATTACCAAAAAATTTCTTAAAGTAAGGGTAAAGAATGCTCTGAAAAAAAGAGAACACATAAAGACATACAGACCGTCTTTACCAGTAGTACAGAGTTGGTTTAGAACCCTTAACAGAGCTCTTTTTAATAGGAAGTTAACAGAACCAATGATGGAAGTCAAAAGACTAGTCGGTGATTGGGGTAGATGCTGTGCTGACTGGGATAACAGGAAGTGTAGGAAAGGTACCTATGATCAAAATGTAATTCCTTATACTCAAGCATCCATAACCTACTCTTTAGAAATACACTGTAAATTTCCAAGTTGGAAAGATTTTATAGAAACGTTAGCACACGAAATGGTTCACCTGTATCAAATGCAGGTAATAGAAGACCCATACTCAAATCACAATCAAAACTTCTACAGTTTCAAATCACGATTTAAGACTTACGGTTTGACACTACATCGTTAAACTCATCATAACTGATTATCTTGCTGTTACCTAGGTCGGTGCCTGTCTGTACATTGTGCATGTACTCCGGTGCGTTGTCATGTACCATGATGTAATTTACATCAGGTCTCATCTTAAGCATATCTCTGAACTGTTTCAGCCACCCGTCAAACACTGTGTCACTGTGCCTTGGTCCATAGTTCTCAGTATCTTGGTAGATGTTGTTGAACTCGTCTTGGCCAAACTCTCTAAAATCATAACCTAGCAGATATATATTTCTATGCCCATGCACTCCTGCTGTCCAGAAAGCGGAGCTACCACATATCCAATGTGGATTGTTTGGTATCAAATGTAGATGAGACGGTCCTCCTTTTGGATAACGATTGACTTCCAGTGAAGGCGCATAGTGAACACATTTTTCGTAAACGTTCTCTTTAACCATTTCTAAAGTCATTGGGGAGTCTACAGAAAAAATATAATCAGGTATGAAATCTCTGTACAGTGCATTACACCCATATGTCTGGCCAGATGCTTTTAAACTGTTAAGATCAAACTGTTTGCGTGAAGGCCCGTTGCCTATGCAGTATGCGTTACCACGTGGCACTGCCTTTACCCTGTCCTCGTAAAACGCAGTCTCCTGTATCTTTTTTCCGTCACGTATTGTGAGATGGGTGTTGATTGTTTCGCCATTATATTGCTCCCATACAATTGGCTCTATTATATTTTCTTGCCTACCACTTAATGTTATGCTCATTTTAAATACTTCTCTTCCAATCGATTCCTAATTCTTTCCCATGGCGTTCCTTCTTTTATTTCGTCGATCCACCATTCTGTATACGCTAATTTTTGTGCCCACTCTAATCTATCAGGTGTGTTAGGTTTTTCAATAGTTGAATAATCTTGATTTCCCACATCATATGATAAACTTGATTCCGAAACAAACACAGGTGTTCCATTGAACACTGATTGCATTGCAGGATTAGAACTGTGATTAACAACTGCCCATGCATCGTTTAGGTGTTTCACAAAATCCGTATCATCATACGAAGCTGGATCTTTTTTTGGCACTTGTGTTTCCACTCCTGCCATTTTTATTGTAATAGGATTTCTCGGATGCGGCCTAATTATAATTTTTTTATCGCTAACTTTTTTAATTGCTGTGACTTGTTCTAGTAACCAGTTATTCATTTTAGGAAGACTTCGCCATTGCTCACTACTGTCGTGTTGGCCACATATAATTATATTTTTTCCACTTCGTTTCCATGGCTTTAGATCTATTTTAAATTTTTGCCAACGACTATCGACGTGCGGCGAAACTGCAAAATCAGCATCACGGTTTATTCCATTGATTCCCATTTTCCATGTTACGTTTCTTTTGATGCCGCCCACTTCTAAAACTATTACAGGTTTTTTCAGTGCTTTGAATTCTTTCCAAATTTTTAAATTGTGTTGCATTCTTCCTTGCCATAAAACGCTCCATATCACAGCAACATCAGTGTCATGATCGTGTTTGTTGATTTGAAAATTTTCCTTTTTATCTTTTAAATTTTGTATAAAAGCATCAAACACAGGCTTAGAGTTTAAACTTCCATATGCTGGATATACACTTATTTTCATTAGTTGCCTTGAGTTCCTTTTGCAACTTTAGACACAATGTCTTCTGCCTGTTTGGAGTCAATCTTTATTCCAACAAATGGATCATAGCTTTCAACATTTTTCCAATAATCTTCTTTTCTTTTTATTCTTAGATCTGATTTTGAACTTTTGCCTTTAATTTTTCTTTTGCCTTTCATGTGATCAATGTAGTCACCCAGTATGCTGTTAATGAACACATGCAATCCTTCGACCCCGGCACCTTTGCCGATATCTACTCCTTCTGTTGGTGCCACTCTGTTCAGTATCTGCCAAAAAAGATAACTGTCGTGCCATTCGACCTCTTTGAAAATTGCGTCTGTGGTGTACAGTCTAATCCACGTATTAATAAATTCAGTTATTTTTGGATGTCTTCTATTGTAGCAGACCCACCCACATTCTGGATAGGTAACTCTGCCTAAATAGTTTACCAGCTTATTTTCTGGCAACAATGAAAATACAAATTCTTTTGTAATTGTCCTAAATGTATAAGTGTCGGCATCCAACCAAAGCACATAATCTGTGTCTATGTTTTTAATAGCATGAGAAACAGCAAAACTTTTGTGAGCAAATCTCACAGCGTCCCATAAAAAAGAACCTTTGCCTTTGTCTTTGTCTCCAGCATCAGGCAACCTCCTCACACCTCCGGGTATTTCAACAGTCTCTCCGTTGGCCACTGGATCGTTTTTGTGTTTATTTTTAAAAGCAACTAGTTCCGGATTTTCTTTTTCTATATCAATGTAAATAATTTTACTGTGTTCTAAGTTAGGTTTTTCTTTTTCATAGTAGACATGCAATTTTACATCGCTAGGCCAGTGCTGTATGTGACTCTCCACCATTCTTTTTGCATATACGTTCCACTTAGATGGCGGAAATGTTGTAACAACTGCTAAAGTTTTTTCACTTTTCATAATTTTATTTAATAGTTTTCAACGTTGAACATTTTAAACCATGAAGCCCATATCATGTCTGATGCCGCCCATTTACCAGTCTTTTGACTTATTTTATAGGTCATATCTTTGCCGGTTTTCTGTTTGTAGAACTCCTGAAAATTTTTATTATTCATCCAATAACCCATTGGCACAGTCCATCCTGTTTTGCCTTTATTAATAATGTATTCAGGCAAATAGTCCTTGTATGCAGTTTTACTCATATGCTTTAACATAAATTTTTTACCCGCGGTTCTTTTGTGTCTTACTCCATAAAGTTTATAATCAGAATGGATGCTCATACAATATTTCATAAAAGTTTTTGATGCCAAGGGATAACGTCCTTCTATGCTGTAATTCATTCCAAATTTATCATTTCTAAGTAAGAATTCTTCTGGACAATTTGTTAATATTTCTAAAACATTAAAACTGCCAAGAGGATCCTCTGGATTGAAAAGTTTATCAGTGTAGGTTTTTTCTAGTAGGGCAAGTGTGTCCGTGTGTGAAAGGATATCTTTGTTTACTCCTGTATCAAATTTCCTAAAATTTATCATAGCATCACAAACATGTCTCCAACTTTTCATACTTTTACGCTCATTGCTGACTAGTTTGTGGCGAGGATAACCACACAGCAGTTCGTCTCCAAGATCACCAGCCATACTAACTTTGATATTGTTATCTTTCATTATTTTGTTTGTGTAAATGTTAGCTGGCATACTAGGACTTTTTATTATTTGTTCAAAACTAGCAATACTTTGATCCCAGTATTCTTTGTAAATTTCAGGTGTAATTATAATTTTAGTGTGATTATATCCTAACTCCTTTGCCATTTTTTCTGCACACTGGAAATCTTCATTATATCTTTCTTCCGGAGTGTAAGGATCCGGATCCCACCCGTTTGTAAATGAATTAACTGTGCCGTGTAAATTTTTTAGTTCGTATCCTATCATACTTGAATCCATTCCACCGCTCAAAAATAGTCCAATTTTTTTATTTCCGATACTGCATCTTTTGACAGCATCATGTACTTGCTGTCTTAGTTCCTGTGTATTATAATCTTTGTTGCACACAGGCAACACCCAATCCATCGAATTCTGTAATATTTTTTTATTTCTAATATTGTAAACTAGTGTTTCACCCGGTAATAATTTTTTTATGTTATTAAAAAATGTGTTTCTCAAAGGGTTGGCACTCAACCTACAAAAAATACTGTGTGCAACTTTATCTAATTTACGTGAGCCCGGCACCTTGTCCAGCATGCCTTTTATTTCAGAACCAAACACAAGCCCTTCCTTTACCTCTGCATAATAAACAGGTTTGATCCCAGCATGGTCTCTGCTTAATATTAATTTTTGTTGTTCTTTATCATAATAGGCAAATCCGTGCATGGAATCTAATTGTTCAACAAACTGTATACCAAAACAATCTAAACCCCATGCCAGCAATTCTGTATCACAATCGGTTTTGTTTTGAAATACGTTTTTATATTTTTCAAGTAGTTCGTAGTAATTAAAAATTTCTCCATTGTAAACAAGGACATTTCCTTTTGGAGTAGTCCATGGTTGCCTAGCTTTGTTGGCATCTCCCATTATACTCAATAAGTTGTGTCCAAGGGTGACTCTATCATCGTGCCAAACATCAGACCCATCAGGTCCTCTGTGTTTACAGACTTCGATATATTTTTTTATAAAATTAACATCTACAGAAGTGATGCCGTATATTCCGCACATATTATAATTCTAACTTTGCTTTAAATCGTTTATAAACTGTGCCATCTTTAATTTCTTTTATGCTCCACATTTTATATCCTAGATCATGTAACCATTGTGTCCTGTCGGGATACTCTGGTGATTCAATTTTAGTTAAATCAGTATTTGCTACAGGCCAACAGATTGCAAGATCGCTAGTGCAAAAGGTAGGAATACCCCTGACGCAGGAGTCAGTTGAGGCAGTAGAATTGTGAGTAACAACAGCATGGCAATTGGTTATTGCAGTCTGAAAGTGAAATCTATAATGCTTCTTTTCATCTCCAAGGAAATGTTTTTGTCCAATCTGTACATCAACATCACTAGGAAATTCATTACGTCTTTGTTCAATGTTAGAAACATTATTTGGGTGTGGTCTTACAATAAACTTTCTTTTGGTAAGTGGTCTTAATTTTTCATAGACGCTTTTGAACCAGTCAATAGGATCAAGTTCGTTCATACTCCAGTTATCTTTTGGTTGTAGCACAAATAATATTGGATCTTCTGGATTTGATTTCCTCCACTCTTCATGTTTAACATTAAAAAGTTTTTTCATCATTTCCCATCTATCCGGAGGTGAATTATCTGATAAAAAATTACCATCGTTCATGGGAGTATTGAGGGCAACTCTAAAATGATGATCTGGTGATGTGGACACATTGCCAAAACTAGACAACACTCCTCCATCAAACGTAATAACGTGTGTGCCTTTTTTCTTTGCTCTTTCAACTAATTCCAATCTTCTTCCTTTAGTATGGTGCCTTTGATTTGTACCACCATAACCAAACATTACAGCTAAAGGTGCCGTTGGCTCCATTTCACCTTCTCTAGTTTGCCCGGTCATATGTTCATTAACAATTATTGGTTCATCTCCGGCCGCTTTGACTCCTTCAGCCATTTGATACAATAATTCATAGCTGTTTCCCCTTTTACGATCTTTTACTGTTCTTCTAAAAATTTCAACTTTCATTTAGTATGTTCCACGCACAGCCATTTTGCATTTCTTCCATTGTAAAATTATTATAAGCTAAATTTGAGAATAATGCAATTCTATCTCCGTATTTTGGCTCTTCAATTTTTGAAAAGTCAGTCTCGGATATTGGTAATGCCGCACTATTTTCTTTGTCACAAAACACAGGTACGCCATTGGTTAGGCTGGCAACCATTGTGTTACTATTGTATAAGACTGTAGCATAGTAATCCTCCCACTTGATTTGTCCTTGATTGTTAGTTGGCTTATCAATCTTTACAGTTGCTCCAACATGATCAAGTTCCACGGTGGGATTATAAGGTTTTTCTCTTATGTCAATTTGTCTATCTGTGTTATTTGCTAAAGTTTTTAATGTATTTTCTAACCAATCTTGCACACCAAAATGATTAGCTATTGCGTTAGTTGGCGGCAGGACTAAAATTTTTTTACCTGTTTTGTTCCATGGGTTTAGGTCCTGTCTGAAATGTTTTTCATACCTATCTGTGGATCTATGTTGCAAAACATTTTGACAGTGCTTGTTTTTTGTTATCCTTAACCAGTGCGGATGGTCGTGGGCGTTGGTGAAATATCCGTGATCCATGAAGTAAAAATCCTTGTTTTCTTTTTCGCACCATTTATATACTTCTCCAGATCCTGCTAGTATGCCATACATAGCTAAATTTTCTTCTGGTAATTGTTTAAGTTCTCTAAATTGATACATCTTATAAGGACCAGGAGTACCATGCATAAATGCATCGACGTATCTTTGTGTTCTTGGTTTGGTAGTGTGTATGCCTGCTATCATTTTAATTGTCTAAACAGCTTATGAGATCCGGAATGTTGACTTCAAAATTAATCAAGTCGTTGAGTCTTTTTACACCCATGTCACGTTTAGACCCTGTGAACTTGATAGGTACGGTCCTTGCAAGATAAAGTTGGTGTTCCAGGCCAAGGTGGTGAGACAGCACAGGATATACTTTTTTTCTTATCATCTTTGGATCTTGTATTTCAATAACTTTAGTGCCAGGTCCACACCATAGTAAGTTTGCCAGACCGGCGCCGTGTGGTGCAATGATGTGTGATGCTTCTGTAAAACATTTAACCTGTTCTTTTATTGAAAGATTTTCTAAGGTAACAGTTTCCCACCCTTGGAGAGCTAACATTAATTGTTCGGCGTTTAAAAGTTTTCTTGTTTTTGCGTCATCTCTAGAAATAAAAATTTTTCTTTTTCTTTCTGAGTTAACGTTTAATTTATTTTTTTGTTCTCTGATCCACGGTGCCAGGCCCGGAGTAATTACACCGTCACTGTGGTTGCTGGCGCTTGGCACCAGGATATGTTTAAATTGCCATGTTTCGCCTTTTGGCATCACCATGTATTTTAGTTTAGGAAAGAACTCCTTGGCTATAAGATCAAAGTATTTGCTTTGTGTTGGTAGTATAAAAACATATTTAGAAAAGTCGGAAGCCCAGAGTTCTCCATGAGGGCACTTGTTTATCAAACGGAATTTTGATATTACATCTATCCATATGTGCCATGGATTGCTTGCCGCTTCGGTATCAAATGGCAACCAAACATAGGTGTATGTCTCGTTGAAATGTTTAGTGACTGGTGGCAGATCTAGATCAATGTTATCTTTCCATGTTTTCCACATGTCATGAGTCTTGTCTGGTTTATGTTTGTTCTTATGTGTAATATTCCACACGTGTTGTGTGATCATATGGCCCTCTTCGGTGACCAACAATGGACAGGTATTAACTTTACAGTTAAAAAATTCAGCAACAAATGTAGGCAATGACGTAAATTGTGATTCTGCATCTGGGTGGTAATTCACTGAATAATCAAAACCGTGATCCAAGGTAGGAAATCTATTGAGGAAATACTGTATAGAACTAATATTTTTTACTGTTTGCATTTATAATAATTATACTATAAAATAGATGTATGTACAAAATGTTCTCTAACGGTTGTAGTTTTCTAACACCCAGACCTAAAGACGGTGTGGAAACTTTTGTGGCACGTGAACTAGCAGAATCATATGGACTGCAATTAACCAATCTAGCCATGGGCGGTCGCGGAAATGACCGTATAAGTTTTACCACAAAGATATGGTTTGAACAGAACGGATCTGCAGATACATTCGCAGTTGTTGGTTGGTCCAGTGCCCATAGGAACGACTACATAACAAATGACGGATGGAAGAAAGGCAGAATACCCGGAACAGATCTAACATGGCGTACTTGGAAAACTTTGGATAATGTCAGTTTCATAAGAACCAACACAGGGTGGGATATAGAAAACAATGCAATAATGAATTTTCTTGATAATGTTTTTGACTTGCAGAATTATTTTGAAAGAAAAAGAATACCGTATGTAATGTACAATGCACTGCCTAACGATTTTAAAAGTGACATAAGCGACTTTGATGTAATAGCAAAAGCAATTAACATGGATAGATTTTTTAATCCGGAAGTAAGTCATCTTGAATATATTATGGACAAGCAATTGGTAGTGAGTCCACACGATCCCCACCCATCAGCAGAGGGACACAGACAATGGGCAGAACAACTGAAAGAGTTTATAGATGTTAACAATTTACGCACCATTTAATAACAAGAACAGTAAAGCATATGAAGTGTTTGACGGTGTACAGAAGTCTTGGCCTGAACAAACAAAATTACTAAACAATCAAACTGAAACAGAGCCAGTAGCAAACAGTATGTTTTGGGGTTTTGTAAACAACAATAAGTCACTGGTTAAAAAACTAGAAGCACGTGAGCATCAGTTTTGGTTTACAGACACTCCTTACTTTGGTAGATTTGACAACAACAATTTAAAACCAACCAATCATTATTGGCGTATCTGTAAGAACCGTATACATGCGAACTATATCAAAGACTGCAAGGCTGACAGGTTTGAGCTTTTTGGTATGAAAATAGAAGAACCTAGTTTTAAAGGTTCACATGTTCTAGTATGCCCAAGCTCAGATGGGATCAACGACTATCTAGAGCAACCAAACTGGACAAACGACACAGTTCAACAGATTAAAAAATACACTGACCGGCCTATTAAAATACGTGTCAAACCACGTGGCAGAGGCACATCAGGACCAAGTGAAGCAACTGTTCCGTTGTCTGAAGATCTTAAAGATGCATGGTGTTTGGTCACTAGCTGTTCATTAGCGGCCGTGGAAGCACAGTGCATGGGAATACCAGTAATATGTAATGAGAAGAGTTTTGCAAAAGATGTAGCAGGGCAATTAATATCAGATATAGAGAATCCGTTCTTTGTTGGAGCTGAAGAATGGTTGTACAGCCTAGCATATCAACAGTTTACACCTGAGGAATTTGAGAATAGAAAAGCAGTAGATATAATGTTTGACACAGGAATACTGCAATGAAAACATTAGTACACTTTGGATGTTCTTTCGCAGTGGGCAATGGTGTACCTAAATATTTAAAAGGACTGGAGTCAGGAAAATTGTCACACCTGCATGGAGTTAAATTTAAAGAGAAATATGGCATGAATCCACAAAAAGTGCAGTCATCTGGATCAGTACTTGCCAAAAGTTTAAAACTTAATCATGTAACGTGTGCAGAAAACGGAGCAAGTAACGAGATGATAGCACGTCGTTTGCTACAAACTAGGTTACATAGAAATTTTGTGTTGATAGGACTCACTAGTTATAACAGGCGTGAGGCACTTACCACCAGTGAAAATAACAGTCACTGGCACACATGGAAGATGGTTGATCCAAAATCTCCTCCCTATTACAAAAACTTGCCGTTTACTCCATTCATACGCAATGAAGAAACATTATACACCCCGGCCTTGGAAGCCGACGGGCAGGTTAGAACAGTGATTCAAATACTTTACATGCAGTCATATCTAAAGTTGAACAATATTAAATATCTAATGTTCAACGCACTGCACAACGGATTTGACAAACCACTAACAGATGAGTGCAGGCGATTACTAGATCAAGTTGACACAAAGCATTTTTATAATTTACAAGGAAGATTCGATCAGTGTCAGCATGGATGGTGCCTCAATAAGAACCTTATCGTGTCTGACCTAGATGACCATCCAAACGTGCAAGGTCACACAGTATGGGCCAACAAATTACTACCTCAGGCAAACAATATTTGGAAAAGTTAAAGATTAGAGAAAATGTCTTTGATCTTTTTTTGTTGATTTGAATCAAAATAAACAATACAAGTCAACATATCGGGCATTATTGAACCTTCGTTACCCTTGTTAATTACAGAGAATGTTTGTTCTGAATTTACTATTAACAAGCAGTTTGATTTATATTCTATTTCAATATTTTCAAATTTCACTAACACTGATCCATGATCATTTCTTTGCTTAAAAAACCAATACCCTACATATTCTTTTTCTTTTTTGCCAAATGGGCCAATAGATTGTAACTTGCTTTGTAAAACAACCTTAACGTTAAATTTTTTTAAAAATGTTTCCCACAAGATATGATCTGGATTGTTCCATTGTTCGTAGAGCTTGTCATAATCTTTTACATCTATGGCATCATTTATAACCATGTATGGTATATGATCTTTATGTACATTGGTAGTTTTTAAGTTTTCAAGCATTAAATTTTTTAACCAACAGATCCTTCCATGCTTATTTCTAGCAGTTTATTTGCTTCTGCGGCAAACTCCATTGGCAATTTTTGAAAGACTTCTTTACAAAAGCCACTGACCAAAAGATTCACACTATCTTCTTCGTTGATTCCTCTTGTCATACAGTAGTGTAATTGTTCGTCATTGATTTTGCTTGTGGTTGCTTCGTGCTCACACGTTGATGAACTGTTTCTGTTTATTATCACAGGCACAGTTGATGCACTACATCCTGATCCCATCATGAGACTATCGCATTGTGTATAGTTTCTACAATTGGTTGCTCGTTTCATAATCTTTACTTCTCCACGATATGTGTTTGAACTTTTGCCTGCACTAATACCTTTTGATATAATGGTGCTCTTGGTATTCTTGCCTATGTGTATCATTTTGGTTCCTGTGTCTGCTTGTTGTCTTCCGTTGGTCAACGCCACACTATAAAACTCTCCCACACTGTGATCACCCATCAAGATACAACTAGGATACTTCCATGTGAGTCTTGATCCTGTTTCAAACTGCGTCCATGTGATCTTACTGTGTGTGCCTATGCACTTACCACGTTTTGTAACAAAGTTATAGATACCACCTTTGCCTGTTTCAGGATCTCCAGGATACCAATTCTGTATTGTGGAATATTTTATTTCTGCATTATCCAACGCTACCAATTCAACGTTTGCGGCGTGTAGTTGATTTTCATCTCTCATAGGTGCTGTACACCCTTCAAGGTAACTGACATAACTGTCTCTGTCTGCTATGATAAGTGTTCTTTCAAATTGTCCTGTGTTGGCCGCATTTATTCTAAAGTATGTTGACAATTCCATTGGGCATCTTACTCCTGGTGGAATATACACAAAGGATCCGTCTGTGAACACTGCACTGTTCAAGGCCGCGAAACTATGATCACTGATTGGTATCACTGAACCCAAATACTTTTTTACTAGTTTAGGATGATTCTGCACTGCTTCACTAAAACTGCAAAAGATGATTCCCATTTTTTTTAATTCATGTGAAAAGGTTGTAGCCACGGACACAGAATCAAACACGGCGTCAACAGCCACTCCGGCAAGTTTGGATCTTTCATGTAAAGGTATTCCTAGTTTTTCGAAATCCTTCTTGATCTCAGGATCAACTTCATCATATGATGCAGGCCCTTTTTTCGGTGCTGAGTAATAACTCATTGCTTGATAGTCAATTGGTTCAATGTCTAGGTTGGCCCAATTAGGTTTTTTTAAAATTTTCCATCTATCAAATGCTTTTAGTCTAAAATTTAATAACCATTTAGGTTCTTTTTTAATTTTACTAATTTGTCTTACAGTATTTTCGTTAAGTCCAGGTGGTAAAGTTTCAGACTCCACGTTCGTAGTAAATCCTGCTTCATATTTTTTGTCTAGAGTTTTTTTAAGTAAGTCCTGCATTAGATTTTTTTGACCGGAAACATTGCGTATTTTTTATCAGTCACTTCAGCAATTATGTTGATACTCAAACGTTCAGTTTGTGAATCTATTCTAGGAGTTACGCCATGCACAGATCTGTTTGTGTTTAAAAACATAACAAAAGTATTAGGCTTGTATTTTATAGTTTTAACAATTTCTCTGTTGGTTTCTTTTAAAAGTTCTCTTCCGTTACCTCTAGACACTTTGTACACTTCATCAGTTTTGTATATTACAAAGTCTCCGCCTTCTGCATTATCCTCAGGTTTACGCATATAAAGAAGTCCTGCATATATTTCAACAGGATTATCCAGGTGGTCTGTTCTTGTGCTTTCTGTTACAGGGTTATGCACTACAAACTGTGTGTCTGTTACAACTTTGCTTTCACCTGAACCACGTACAATTACTTTTTGTTCTCTTAACCAATTTATGTGTTTAATATTTGTTTCAAATAGGCCTAAAACTTTTTGATAGTATTCCTGAGAAGTGTGTGCATCAAAAAAGTTCTGCCACTCTTGTTTCACTGGAATAGTTTTTTTATTAATAACTTCGTTAGCAAGGTATCTATATGTGTGTCCCACTAACAAAGGTAGGTTTTGTTTAATTTCATCTACCGGAAAGCTATCAAATAATTTTTGATATAAGTCAAAAGGTAAGCAATCTTCAATTATAATGTGCGGATAAGGATCTGCAAAATAATGTTCCTTTGGATCAAATTTGTCTAATACTGTAATCATTAACTTGAAAATAGGTTGATTAATTCTTTTTTCCACACGTCGGCATATTCGCACTCTCTGTATCCATCAAACCATGGACCACCCTCTGTGTAGTGTAATATTTTTGGTTTGCCATCTTGTGGTTCTTTGTACCACTCAACAAGCCAGTTGTATTCTAGAGGCAGTTGTCCAATTTCATTGTCCTCCAACCAACTGAATCTGTGTAGAAATTTTGCATCTTTTTCGTTTAGTAATTCTGGAGTGAGCAGTTTATTTTTTGGATGTTCGCAGTTCCAAAGCACCATGCTAGACCAATTTTTTCTAGGATATACTGTTTGGACTTGTCCGTCCATTTTTGTGCCTTCTTTGGGTTTGTAATCGTGTTGCACACACACAACTGCTTTTGATGGGTCACAGTATTTTACTAATTCATGACTAGGAATCTGCCATACAAAGTCACAGTCACAAAACACTGCCCAACCTTTAAAATCATTTAGGTAAGGAATAAAAAATCTTGTAAATGTAAATTCTGTAGATGCCAGTTTGTCAACAGGTCTGGTGTACATGCCCTGCTCTCTCATCTGTCGTTGTTTCAATGGTATTACTTCAGCTGACGGATCTCTTCTCCTAATGCTGTGTTCACACACTTGGTAAGCAATATCTTCTCTGCTGTCGTGTCCTACATAAACTTTCATAGTCATATTTACGCTATAAATATCTGCACATGAAAATTTCCGAACGTTGTAGACAGTACGAAAATAAATTTCCACTAAGTCCATCTGCAATAAGAAACACAAATGGCTGGACAAAAAATAAGCAATACAGTACTCCAGACGAATTAAGAAAAAATGCAAAAATGTTTTGGAATTTTGGTGTTTCAAAAGAAATAATATATGAATTAGCCTGCAGAAAAGATAACAGATCTGCCAAAATATTGACCTGGGATCCAACACCTGAGTCACAAAAAACTGTAGATAATGCAAATCGAGTCGGGAACAATATTACACACACTAACAAGGCATATGATTCTGTTAACGGAAAAATAGTAAAATTTTATGCAACAGAAGAAAAAGAAAGATGCTATCAATTAGATAAACCAAAAGTTTTTTACAACGAAATTGAAGTTGAAACAATTAATCTAAAACAAATAGTATCCGAACAAGGAGTTGATGTTGATATTATTAAATTAGATATTGAAGGACGCTGGTTTGAAATGTTAACAGAAATACTAGACTTAGCATTACCAGTTAAATGTATTCTAGTTGAATGTGAAATGTACATTAACGATACTGATTATGAATTTGGAAGACTAGACAGCATCGTAGAACGCTATAAAACTGCAGGATTTAAAGTTTATACAAACAGAGTTACCAGTGGTAAGTGTGTTGAACTTTGCTTTTTAAAAAATTAAAGTTTACCTTCTTCTCGCATTTTTTTACGAATATCGGTAGCCGAAATCTTCTGTATATTTTCAGCTAGTACTACTTCTTCAATTTTATAACCTACACCTCTACCGTAGCAAATATTTGTTATATTTGGTACTAGAGAAATGGTTATTCTGTTTTGATAAGGAGCAAGTGCCTGTGTAATATTTTTTTTTACTGTTTCGAAATCAAAAGGATTATCGCCGATACCTTGTACATCTCTTACTTGGATATTGACTTGACCTGTCTTTTTAATAATTTCTTCGAACAATGTTTGGTGTCCTTCGTGCCATGGTTGCCATCTACCTAACATCTGTGCTGTGGGTTTTCTGTTGTTCCATGTATAAGTTTCAATTTCGTCTGCTATCCTCAAAGACCATAGTTCAGCATTTTGAGTTGGTATCCTGAAATCATATTCTTCTGGTGCAATAAACATTTTATTGGTGTCTTCAAATCTTCCTTCTTTGATTGTATCTACCCATACGATGTAGTCTGCTCCAAAGTCTTCTCGGGTTTTCGGAGTTGGGCAAACAAAGTCAGCTATAACATTCTTGCCTGAATCTAATGCCTTTTGTGCCAGGTCTTTCATACGGTTTGATTGCCGTTGTCGACCTTCTGGAGAGAAGTCCCAATCGTCAGCTTCTTGTCTAACCCGGTCAGCATTGAGCCATACTGCATTTATTTTTGGTGCTAGTTTGTCTGAAAGGTAAGATTTGCCAGAACCCGGCAATCCCATCACTAGTATTTTTTTCTTTTTGTCCATTTTTTCTTTCCTAAGCTATAGCCCAATACAAAGGCTGTTGCGATAAAACTTGCAATTAATAAGGTATGCCAGATGTAAAACATTTTTAGTTATAGTTCTCCATACATATGCATAACTGTTCTTTCGGATGGGCTTTCATTGACCAATGCGTGAACATGTTCTACTGTGTTTATGAATAGAGGATTTCCTAAAGGAAGTAAACCACTTGTGCCTAATTTAAAATAAATGCCTGTTGGATCAGTGATATTCCAATAAAACTTTTTTGCACCAGAAGTATAAGGATAGCATTTTCTAGTGTAATGATCATCTTTATGTATTGGTACAGCAGTATTAGGTGCTAGTTTTTGAATTGACATATCTATTACCCTCTTGTATCCTAATTTTTTTACAAAATTTTGTACGAATTCACTAGGTAAAGTTTTTATTTCTACAAAAGGTAAATCAGCACATCCTTCTTTTAAGCCAGCTTTTTTCCACCCTCCAATACCCGAGACAACCCCATCTTGCTTATTTGGAAAACATTTTTCTAGCTCAGTTAATAATTTTTTGGTGTCTGTGTTTTTGATGTCGATGTTTTCTATAATTTTGTAAGGAGTAAGCCTATGATCTTTCAACCACCAGTTTGGTCCGGAACCATTTGCAAAATAAGTTTTTAGAGTATTGCTCCAGTTGTCTTTGATTGTAACATTTTTATCCACAGTCAACATGTATTTTTCAAATAAGTTTTTACCATAATCTCCACTTCTTATTTGATCAGATAACCTATGCCATAACACTCCTGCTTGTGTGTGAATCCAAATAGTAAAAATACCACCTTTGTCCCATATAGCAGTTGCTGGTTGATGCACCTGACCTTTTCCGTCTGTGTAATATCCTGTGTATAACAAATGTTTAAGACTGTCGTTGTTAATTAATATGTCAGTAATTTCGTTATGTTTATCAACATACGGCAAACTTAATTCATACCATCCTTCTGGAATGTTTTGTTCGGAATCTAATTCAATATTAAAATTTTTTCCATTTAGATCTTTAAGGAAAAATTTTTGTATTGTTTCAGTGCTTTTTATTGATAGTTTCATAAATGTGTTTCCAGTTATTTACACGGGTAATTTTTTTATCATGAAACTTTTGATTGTATGAGTGGTCGATTAAAAGTGGTTTCAATCCATATCTCAAACCTGCTTCAGCGTTGTGCGGTTTGTCTTCTATCCAATATAAACCAGTACCGTGGAATTCTGCCAACGCAGAATCTTTGTCTGCACCTGTCCCTAGTATATGATAATTTTGAAACACGTTTTCACCAAACAACTCTGCCAAACGTTTTTTCCTTAATTCCTGTGCTGGTATATCGCTAGTTTGTGATGTTATAGGAATAAATGTCCAACCTTCTGCATGAAGTAATTTTACCCATGTTTGTGAATCCAGTATTGGTCTTTGTGTTCCCATCCATGCACTTCTGTTGAATTCTCTTATTAATTTTCTTATTTCTATTTTAGTTAATCCAAATCTTTCTGCCATTTCGTATGTATTTTGTTTGTCCGGTAGTAATCTATAAGGGTGATATCTGGCTCCTCTTTCATCAAAAAGTGTGCGTTGCAACATCCATTTTGTAAAATGATGTTCCCATTCCAGCAGTACACCATCTACGTCTGTAAGTATTATTCTATTTGATTGTAGCATCTTCCATCCCTGCTACTCGGAGTTTTACGATGTTAGTGATCTGCCATTGCTTTTGATCTAATCCTTTAGTGATCCCTAACCATCTATTTCTTAGTAGGGCAAATTCGTTAACAATTTTATCAAAGTCTACTACATCTGCTTCACCGTCAACATATTTTTCCACGTCTCTTGATGTAAGGGCTCTTTGATAATTTTCTAAATATTTTCGGAAGTGATCGGATCTTAATTTTCTTTTTTCAATATTGAGATATTCTAATATAGCTTCGATCTCTTGTAACTGTTGGAATCGGTATTCTACAATGCCCGGTAGTGAAGCTGATGATCTTTCTAGATTACCCCAGATACCGCATTCTTTACGGGCAGTTTGATATTCTATATTGTAGTGAGCAATACAGTCTGGAATTTTAGAAATGTCTTTGCTTATTGTGCTGTACCAACTCATTCGTTCTCATAATAGTTGCTGGTATCTGCTTCTTCGTCGTCTTCGGTATCTTCCAGAACTATATCAATGGCCTCGGTAAGTTTCTCATCGTATTCTTGAGCCGCTTTGAGAGTTCTAATAGATACTCCTTGGTCTACCAGTGTTTTTACAAAGTCAACTGCACAGTCAAGTTTTTGTCTGTCAGTTATGTAGTGTGATACTGTTGTCCAAATTTCTTCTATTTGCTCTTGCTCCATGCTATTCTGCATCCTTTGGTTCCTCGGGTTTGGTTTCAATATTAGCAAAGTCATTCATGACTTTTGTTAATTTATCTCCATTCCAATTTTTCCGGAACTCTATGATTTCTTTTTTATCTGGTCCTACGTATTTTAGTCTATTACCTTGTTGAACTAGTATGCCCTTCTTTTCAAATAGATCTACTAACCCACTGTATGGATTCATACCAGTTTCGTAAGGTATTTTGACCTGTACACTTTCAAAAGGTTTGGCATAACGAGTTTTCATAACTTTACAAGCGGCTCTAATACCTCTCACATCAGTTACTTTATTACCAGCTTCGTCTTCTTTAAGTTTAAGTTTTTTCATTGCAATTACAATTGACGACGCATAGATAAAACCTTGTCCACCCGAGATTTTGTCATCCGGATCGAACATGTCTTGTGATGCATATGTGTGATTGGTTGCTATAAGTCCTACATTGAATGACCCAAACATGTTCACAGTATTTCTTACGAGAGATGTTAGTGCTTTAGGTTTACGACCCATATCACCTTTCATGTCTCCTGCCTCAAACTGATTAACGTCAGTTGGTGTAAGCATCATGCCTAATGAATCAATTACGAATAATACTTTTGGAGCGTTTTCCTTGTCTTCTGCATGTTGGTCTTTGTAACCTTTCATGAACTCTGAAATAGTTTTTGCTACATCGTCAATCATTGACAGGTTTAGTTTTAATAATTTTTTTTCTGACGTATCCACTTCTAATGCCTGTAACCATTTTTCGTCTAATGCATTCTCAGTGTCAATTAATATAACAAATATATTTTGTTCTTGTGCATTCTTAATGATATTTCCTGCCGCTATATATGATTTTCCTGAACCAGATTCTCCTGCTAGTACTGATACTTTTCCTAATGGAATACCTTTGTTAAAGTCTCCAGAGATAAGATAGTTCAGTGCAAAGTTGCCAGTTGATATCCAGTCTGTGGGATCATTGAATCCTAGTCCTAGTCCGTTAATTGATTTTGTAATACTTTTTCTAAATTTACTTGCGTCAAATACTTTTGTTGTCATAATTTTTCCTATAATATTATCCAGAGCACTATCACAACCAATATTGCCCATGCAGGCACTTGTTTGTATAATATCCAGTCAATTGCTTTTTTAATTTTGTTTTTCATACTTTAATAATACTACCGTTTGGCTCCAGTGTCAACACCGAAGCCAATGGTAATAGTGTTTACTTCGCTTGTCTTGATCTAATCAACTTCAGTATATCTTCTGCTCTTTTGGCACTGTCCGTGTTTGGTTGTGCTGGTGCAGTAGGTTTTACTGGTTGCACTGCTTCTACAACTGGACTTTGTTCAGTTGCGGGTTTAGCAGTAGTACTTGCAGGTGCACTTGCTACAGGTGTAGTACTACCTGTCATAGCTGATACGCCGGCCGGTCTAAAGTATTGACCATACTTCTCAAGATCGTAAGCTTCACCATCTACAGATTTTTCAAATAATTCTTTGATTATTTTTACTTCTGCTTCAGTTGGCTCTTTTGGTCTAAAGTCACCTAGGTTGTGTAACCCATGTGTGTCTACTGCGGCTCTTTCTGCTTCGTCTAGAGCTCTTTCTCTTCTTGACCATTTTGATGTTGAGTAGTCAGCATATCCACCTTTAGTTGTCTTGTTGATTCTAAAGTCAACACCTTTTACATAATCAGTTGGCATTTCTTCCATCTCTGGATCCATCAATGCACCTCTAATGATGTTAAAGATCTGAGGCCCAATGATAAATCTTCTAATTGGATTCTCAGGTGTTGATTCTTCTGCTAGTGGATTTGTTGTAACAAAACCTTGGAAAATGTAACTTTTCTTTTTCCAATATTTTCTGCCCATGTCTTCCATGCTCTTGTCTTTGAACCATGGTCTAACTTCAGTTAGAACTGGACAAGTTTTGCCATACATTTCCATACATGGTACTTGTACCTGTACTGGTCTGGAATCTGTTTGACCTTTGATACCCGCGAAAGGTAATTTGATCATATTTCTTTCAGTCCAGAAGAAAGTGTTTGCCGTGTCCTTGTCAGGTAAGAATCTTAGTACTGCTTCTGACCCTTCTGCTATGTTCCAATGGGGATAGATGGCGTTGTCTCCGCCTGTTCGAGAAGTGGAGCGATTCACTTCTTGAGATTTTAACTTCGCTCTTATTTCAGCTAATGTAGCCATGATGTAAGCCTCCTTGTGTGCCTATGTTTGTTTTAAGTTGCCTAAATGTATACTAGACATATAGTACATAATATACAACGATATTTATCAGTTGTCTACTACTATTATTGGTAATGTATGTGTTTTATTATTAAATGTTAGCTAGGTGTTTGATTCTGTCTAGTTCGCTGTCGTGTTCTGCTGGTACTTCTGTTTCTTCTTCTTGGAAAAATTCATTTAAATTTAAGCCTGCTAATTCAATGGCATCTTTTAATGTGTATTCTTTGTCGCCTACTTTAAATTTATCTCCAGACTTCATGCCAGCCGCTTTGGCTTTTTGTACTGCCTGTGCAAATTCATTGCCTTCTGATTTTGGATGTTGTCCCAGCATGGCTGAACCTGGATAAGGTTTACTTAAAATAGGTTGTTTTTCTGGAGTGCCTGTTTTTAATTTGTCGTAATTTTGTTTTAAAAATATTTCAGCCTGTTCGCCGTCGAGTGTTTTCATTGCAGATTCACCGTCTCCATTTAAAACATCGTAAACCATTTTGCCACCATCGCCTTGGTACATTGAAACGTATGGTTTAATTTTTGCTTCTGTTGTTGTTTCTTCTGCCTCTGTCACATAGTCAGTACTGACATAGGCAATAAGTTCGTCCATGCCTTCTAATTCTTCTAGTTCTTTTTCGTCCAGTTCTGTACCGTCAGTAAATTTTGCTCCGTTTAGCTCGAACATCATATCGCTGTAATCTACCATTTTGTACTCTATACTATTTTGATCGATCTCTTTGCCACGGAATATTATTTTATCACCATCCAAATCTCTTTGCATGTCTTTTGCTTGTTCAGAATCTAAAGGATCACGCATTATAGGTTCGCCATCATCTTCATTCTTTTGATTTGCAACATCATCAGCCCATTGTTCAAACTGTGCTGATTCGTCTTTGGCTTGACCTTGTCTATTTACTTTTGGTTTGTATTCACCTGGATCCATTCGCACTGTATCAGCATATGCTGGATCAGACTGTAATTTTTTATAATCGTTGATGTATCTTTTGGCCAATTGAATTGCAATTTTTTTATTTTTAACATATTCAGCAGTTGGTTTAAAGAAAGGTTCTCCTTCGTCTTCCATCTCGTCTGCTACTCTTGAAGCAAAGTTGGCTATCCTGTCTTCTTCGTCGCCTTTAGTCAATAATCTTGCGGCAATATCAGAAAGTATTGCTGACAACATTGTATTCTTATTTGTAAATTGCGTTACTTTTAACATGTTGTCTGCTGTGTCGTCTTTTCTTAATACTATTTTTTTTTCTGGATTAGCTAAAAAACTTTGAACCAAAGCACCGTGATCTACAGGCGCAGGACTTTTTTCATCGCTGTCCTTGTACTCACTCATTATTCTGTGGATGATCGGAAGAGCGTCTTCTACTCTGTTATCTAAATTTTTAAGTGTGAATTTATCTCTGTATGTTTTTGCAGTGTCATCGTCCATTTCAAATGCTTGTGGAGTTTTAAAGTTTTTAGATGCTTCATCATAGTTTGACTGTTTGCTTAATTTTTTTACATAATTTCTTAAATTTTCTAATTTAAGTTTAGTCTGTTCAATAATATCGCCTGCAGAATCATTTAACTGATCTTTATTTGCGGCATATCTAGCAAATGAATTTAGTTTTGCAATATCTTCCGATGTCTGTATAATATGTTGACCGAAATCGTCATGCGGTCTTCCACTGTTAGCCACGTGACGAGTCATTGCTCTTGCACCTGCTAAATGAATAAGTGGATATTTAAATCTTTCACCTTCTTCTGTCTCAATGTATAGTGATTGGATCTGTCTTGATCGTGCGCCTGGCACAGTTTCGTCTACTTTGCCCTTGTGTCTAATTATTAATCTTGTTTTGTCTAAGCTCTCAAATGAACTTTTTGATGTGCCTGTTAGTCCTTCAGCTACTGCTGGTTTCTCAAGACCTGCTAGGTGAGTAATTCTGTTTAGTTCTTCTGACATTTCATCTGTATTTACCGTTGTGTTTGTATCTGCAAGATTCTTATAATCCTGCTTGTTTAGGCTTGATCTAGTGATATCTCGCACATCAAATTTTAATTGGTGTTCTACAGCAAAATCTTTGAGCTCTTTAATAAATGAGTACCAATCTGCACGGCTTGTTTCGTCAATTTTGTTGATTAAATCTCTATTGTAGAACACTTTCATTGACTCACCATCTGCTAGTGATATAGATACTCTACCAAATTCATCCTGATCTTCAGTAAATTCAAAGTCAAAAAATACAGCTTCGTTGGGATTAGCGGTGGCATTGCCTTCGCTGTCTCCGGTAGTAATGTTGCCAAATTTACTTCTAATTTTGTTGAACAGGTCGTTTGATGTTTTTAATGAATTCATACTGTATTTATTTAAACGCCTAGGTTAGCAAATATAGGCATCGGTGCCAGATATTCTGAGGTTCTATTGGTCCACTGTTCAAATATCTTAGGATCAAAATCTGCCAATACTTTGATCATACGAGTACTCAGTAGAGAAGCACTTACTAGATCGTCGTGTTCACCTGGTTTGCCTTTATAACTGACTCCGGATGCCACAAAGTTCTTAAGCTCTGATATCAGTGGTTTTGATTGGATCAGCATTTTGTTATTTTCAACCAGTTCTTTAAATTTTGCACAGGCATCAATTTTATGTTTTGCTGTTGTGTTAAATCCTCTTCTAAATTTTCTACGATGTCCTTTTCTGATTGGTTCTGATAAGAAAGCACCCATTATGTTTTCTTCACCTATGTCCATAACTCTGTTTAATGCCGCTTCTCCTAGTGTGTTATTTTCCATAGAATAGAATATACTCGGTTCTGCTGAATTATCCTGTTCCGTTATAGTATCGTGAATGTATTTTGTAATTGATTGCAGTATTCTTATTTGTTGGTTAGCGGGTGTGGTGTTATGATGCCATTCAGCCACTTGTTTAAATGTTGGTAATTCAAAAACCTGTATAGCAGAGTAATCACCACCTGATCCTAGTGATGGATCCAGAGCCACCATGTAGGTGTGTTTAGGTTTTGGTTTTGAGTACCATCTCACTTGGCCTTGATTCCAAATAGGCTCAACACCTTCCATCTCTACAAGTTTAATACTGCTTATTAAAGTTTCATCATAAATTAAAAACTCACATTCGTGCTCTCTTCTAAATCTTTCAATACCTATTCTTGATTTTTCTTGCTCTGCCCACGATTCATCTCTTTCGGGATGTTCTGACCAGTGTGCTTTCATGGAAAAGAATCCGTTAGTGCCAACAACATTGTCGTTACCAAAGTCATCAAATCTTTTGCAAGCCTCTTTCCAGATCAATGCGAACTGATCTTCATCAGAGTTAGGAGTACTTGTGATCATACATTTACCACCTGTAGATAGTGTTGGAGATAGTGATGTCCAAAACTCTTTTGCCTTCTCGGGTGGTTGCACGAATGCAAACTCATCACAATATACTAGTGTCAAGGACATTCCCCGTCCTGTGTTTTCAGTTGTTGTAGTTGCTGATATTTTTGAGCCGTTGTCAAATTCTATTGAGTTCCTGTTGTACTGTGTTACACCTGCCTTGATCCAGCTGGGTAACATCTCATATGCATAACGCACCCTGCTCATGATATCTGATGCTCCTGCATATTTGTGGGCGGCAATTAGTATTTGCGAATCTGGTTTAAACATAGCATACCAAATTAGGTATCCTGATGCACAGGTTGTTTTACCTGTTTGTCTTGGTAGCATAGCAATACTAAATCTATGATCATTGTAACTTTGTATTAATCTTTTTTGATAATCAAAAGGCTTGAAGGGCATTGATCCTTTAGTAGGATGTTGAATCTTCATAAATTTTTCCATGAAGAACAAAGGACCAGAATTTTTGTCCATGCATTGTTCAAGTTGTAACACTTGTTCTTTAGTGTATTTGTGTTTTTTATGCGCCTTTTTAATTTGGTCGCTGTCTAATGATACATACGCCATAGTAATGTATTTACGCTATAAGTGAGGTGCTAAAGTATTACTTTTTGCTTTTGATTTTGTCAGCAATTCCGTGAGCTTTTTTAATTGTGCTCTTCTCTAAAGGTGGCTTATCACCAGTTGATTTCATTGCTTGAGCCATACCAATTGCATAAGGTGATTGTTTTTTAGCTTCTGTTTGGTAAGTTTTTTTGAAACTTTCATACTGTGCTGTTAAACTTTTTGCTAAATCTTCAGCGGCCAATTCGTTGTCACCTGGATGACCTTTTGCAACTTGACTTTTCTGTCTGTTCAATCCGCCGGAATGAAAATTAACTAACGTGTCTGTGTCTTGAACTTTTTCTTCTGGTTCGTTAGCAAAAGTTTCAGCCGTTTTTTCTTCTTGCGGAACAACCATCATGTCTCTCATTTTAGCCATTTGCATTTTGCCCATAGCATCATCTCCATGATCCATATCGTGTTTAGGTTCCATATCTTGTTCAGGTTCCATACCTAACATTTTAGCATCAACTGGTCGTACACCTGCTAATTTTAAAATTTGCATTAACATATTTCCTTCTTCTGGAGTATCTGCTGACATTTGTATAGCTTCTTTTACTGTTTCTTTTTTCATTTCTTTGTCCTTTACCGCTTTTTTCATTGGCTCTGTTTTGTTGCCGTCTTTGTCCATGTCAAGAAAATCTGGTTTTGCTTTTGTTTCGACAGTTGGTTCTACAGTTTCTTCAACTGCTTTTCCCATGTCATCAAATTTTTCATCAACCATTTTCATTGCAGTTTCTATTTCATAACTTTGTGGAAAAGTTGCTTTTAATTTTTCTGAGGCCATTGCTTTCATTACATCTGCTTTTGGCATTTTAAGATCGCCGTTGTCATCAACATAATTTCCTATGTGTTCTTGAGCACCAATATGAACGTCACTCATACCACCAACTTCATCTACTTTAGGTTGTGTCATTTCAGCACCTTTGATTGCATCTCCAACACTGTGTCCTTGTTTTTCATATTCTCTTAATTTTGCTAGTATGTCAACGAATTCCATTATGCTTTTGCTCCTATTGATTTAAATTTATAATGTGTTATTGGGTCTGGATTTCCTTTCACTGGCGCCTTGCCTGTGTGTATCGGTGATCCTGTTTTTGTGTCTGTTGCTGTTGCCATGATTTCTTGTGTTTTGTTATCTGTTCCTTTAGAAACTTCAAATTTTTCTTCTCGGTCTTTTAATAATTCTTTTAATAATGAAGTATTTGCTTTGTCACCAAACTCTTTTTCTTTTGGCACTTCTGGAGCATCTTTGTATTCTAAATCTTGTAAAACTGATTTGAATTCTGATTCGTCTTTTTTAACATTCATATCTGCTTGATATTCTTCTGTGGGTTCACCTGGTTTTCTCACAACGATTCTGTCTTTAGTGATATCCATTTGGTTAGCAATATACTCTGCTAGTTCAAATGCAGATACCGGATAGTGTGTTGCTAGTTCAAAAATAGTTACGTTTGTGTTTTTAAGATATGGAAAGTCCAGTGGTGTTTCTTGAATAGGGGAACTTTTACCTGCTGATAATTTTACTACTTCAAATTTTTGTAGTGCTGTTTCTAAAGAAGATCCAAAACCCTTGTCAATATCACCAGCTATCTTGATACGATAGTCGTATTGCTTTGTAGATTCTGTTAGATACTTTGTAAAATCACCCATTGTGCTATTATTTAGTCTTTTCTCATTAGTTTACGCATCAATTCATTACGGTCTGTGATAATAGTACCCTCGCTGTCAATTGCTTCGTTATTGTCATCTGACCCATCTTTGTCTAGTTTTAGTTTCTTAAGTTGTAGTTCCACCATCTTTAGTTTTTTATCTATTTTAGAGCCTTTTGCGTCTATGGCATTCCTTAACATGGAACTAGCAACCTCAAAAATTCTACCTGAATAACGTGAGTCCACGTTCATTCCTAGGTCCATTAAATTCTTGTAACTCTCTTCCGCTTCCATGGCCAGTTTGTCTAACTCTAGGTCTGACAGCTCTCCCAATCCTTTTACCTGTGGTAATGATGCCGCTATCTTGTCAAATTCAGCATAGCTCTTCTGTAAGTTCTTTTGAGTCTGTGGGTCTAAGTTTTTAGGTGCTGGACCTCCGTTGGCAGTCTCTTTTAGTTTCTTATCTTTCTCACTTTTATCTACCTTTTTGAATGCTTCTTTAACGTTTGGTAAATTGAGGATGTCTTCTAGTTTCTTGGTCATGTTTTATTTACTTACGTGTGCCTTTATGGAACAGTTGCTCTTCTGAAACCACTCTAAACTTAATTCTTCTTTGTCGAGCGTAGGCATTCGCGGCCTCCCATTTGGCATGATTTATTATTACTTGTTTCTGTTTACCCTGACTTCGTCCAGCCGCCTCCATGGTGGTTTGGCTCATGGGTTTGACCTCTACTATCTCGGCGTGTTTCGCTCCATCTTTGTCCATGTACACAATAAAAAAATCTGGCACGTACATAGTGTATTTGCCTGTCAATGGATGCCTATAAGGAATTCTTATAGATTCTGATGCCCATTGGTGCACATTAGGATGTTCGTCGCACAATCGCATAAAAGAATGTTCCCAACTACTTCTGTACATTGCTGTTTTTGTTCCAACATATTTGGCAGGATTCTTCGGAGAGAATTTGCCACGGGCGAATCTTGGTAATGTCATTAGTCTACTATGTTTCTTGATACAACGTCTTTGACAGCTCTAGCGTTCTTTACTCCTAGTCTGCTAGATTTGTACCTGTTAGCATTAAGGATGGTTGCTATCAATTCTGATAGTTGTGATGGATTGGCGTAGGTTAATTGATCTAAAATTTTTCCAATTGGAACTGAATCAATTTTAGCCTGTTGTAATATTATATAAGCTGTGTCTTCTGCTGGTTGTCTTGAAAATCCTCTCTTAACAAAAAATCCGACAGTCACATCATAATCGTTTTGGGCAAATTCAAATCCTTCTTCATAATTTTCGTTTACAAGACGGTCAGCAGTCTTCTGCAAATTGTCTTTAATTTTTTGGGGTAAATTTGAATAAAATTCAGCCATTATATATTTGCTTTCTCAACCACTACACTTACATCTTGTGTGGTTCTGTTTATTTTTATATATCCATCTGCTACCAAAGTCTTAATTTCCGCAGTCACCTTGTCTCTGTAAACACTTTTTTCATTGTCGGTCAATGCCGCATAAGCTACATCACTTTCAGCAATGGTTTGTCCGTTTCTAGATCCAACAATTTGATAGTACAGAGCAGATGCTACCCGGTCTTTGGCCACAGTGTTTGCGGTCACAAGATTAAGGGATTCAGTGGGCGAAAGTATTTCAGTGTATTGGGCTACAGTATTATTAATTGCTACAGAATTCTGATTGCTTTTACTGTCTTTGTATCCTTTGGCTGTTGCCAATACTGCACCGGCCGCTACTGCTGTCACCGCCGCATTTCCTATAGCAAAGTTTCCTACAGGATTTGTAATGGTGCCTGCCTGTTTGCCAATGTCCAGTACTCCTTCTTTGACAATTCCTTTTAGTTCTTCTTTGACTGCATCTTTGGCTTTAATTTTTTTAGCATTGTTGTATGTGTTGATACCTCTTAATATAGTTGCAACACTAAATTCACCTCTTTGGATATCACCTATCACACTGCCGATACCATCAACGATACCGCCTGGGCCAAATATAGAAGTTGTTCCACCTCCCAACACTGACAGAGGAGATGGTTCTAGGTCATAGTGTATGGTGGCAAATCCAGGAATGTCGTTTTTGACTCTACCTGCTCCATATAGAACAGTTTCATAGAACACTTGCATATTGTTTTGCATGATGCCTTGACCGTCTGCTTGGTCTAGGTTGTCATGTGACCATGACCCTATCACAGGATTAACCAAAGTAAATGATGTAAATCTCTGTTTGTGCAGAGTAAAAATTTGTATATTTTTTAAGAAAGGTTCCTTTTCTTGTTGAGCATTGTCCATACCATACTGTGTAACATTTGGTTTTTCGTCATACATGTTACCCTGTGTGTTGAATCCTGCCACACTAGGATTCACAGTCAATGAGTCAGAAATGTTGTATTCGTAGTAGGCTTTCCAGAAAGCGTTCACAGTGTCAGCATGATCATCATGAAAAGTAATGTTAATTGGTTCGTAACTGATTCTAGTAGCCACGTATGTTTTTTTGTTGTACTGCTGTTTTTCTTCCACGTTCATGTTGTACTTGGGGAGGTCAGCAGTTTTAACCAACATGTTTAATTCTAATCGTTCATTGTTTGTAAATCTTCTTATTGGAATAGAATTATCTATGTCAAAAACCACATGAAATAAGAATTTTTGTTTGGGTAATAGTTTGTAGTTGTCATCTAGGTACAGCCGACTCGCATGACGATAATCCTTCATGCCTGGAAGGCCATTTGAAAATGCATTTAAAAAATTATTAATCGATGGCATACTACATATTTATGGCCATAAAAAAAGCGCCGTTAAAGGCGCTTTTTGAATATTATAAATGCGAATCCTTAGATACCGCCGCCTGTTGCTAGAGTTCCAATAGTTCTTGTAACTGCTGTGCCAATTCCTGTACCTTGTGGAGTTTGGATTGCGTTGTCGTATCTTAAATTCATTGTGATTGTAACTGGGTCTGATGTAGCATAAGCTAGAGTGTTGTAGTTCACTGACTCAATAAATGCTCCATATAATTCAAATGTTTCTAATACATTTGGAGTTGAAGCACCATTACCACCGTCAAGCATTTCAATTCTCGTTGTAAATTTGTAGTCAATACCAGATACAGCAGATGCTTGTTCAAAGAAATCAAATTGTTTCTGAACTTGTTCACCAACCAGTTTGGTAACTGCGTTGTTGACGTCATCTCTTACTGTAATTGTTATTGGATCCCAAGTGTGTTTGCCAGCCATATAAACTTTTGAGTTGTACACATCAAGTGTTACGTTGTCAAACGTTAAATTTGGTCTTGAACAATCAACAACTTGTTTGGTCAATTCTGATCTTGGAGTTGATACTCCAAAGTTTTCCAATACCACTCTAAAACGATATTGTAATTTTGGCATCAACAAGCCTTGTGATGCTGAACTTTGATCATTTGATAAAGGGACTGTAAATTTCGATAATGTTGATATAGCCATATGTTTCTCCTATTATTTATTCCAAAAATTAGTTCCCTAAATTTGCAATTTCTCCTGTGTTTTTAATTCTCAATGGAATGTATATAAATTCAACCGATTTAACTGGTTCGATTGCTATATCCACATACAACTCGTTTCTGTCAATTCTAGTTGCTGTGTTATTGGTATCATCACATACAACTAAGAAGTCAAACAATGCTCTTTGACCTACAAGTTCTAGCAAGAATGATTCAACTGCTTGTTTGATTTCATTTCTAGTTAGTTGATCGTTTGGTTCAAAGATGAAAGGTTTTGCAATAGCGTCCAGTTGTGTTCTTAGGAAAACAACTAATCTTGAAACGTTAATTCTGTCCAAAGCTGAAGCTGATGCTACTTTAGTCAAGTTACCAAAGTTTACAATGCCTGCTCCTGAGAAGAATGTTATCGGGTTTACTTTGGCAGTATGAAGAGCATCTCTTGCTGATTCTGTCAGTGATATTGTTTCAAATTCACCTGTACTTGCTTCAATAAATCCAACTGCTGTTGCGTTGTCAACAATACCTCTTCTAGTTCCTGCTGGTGCAAACCATGGGAAACCAATGTTGTCATTGTTGGCTAAAGTTCTAAGTATCATGTGACTTGGTGGAACAATAACTGATGCTCCAGTGTTGTCTGTTGATAGTCCTGATGGATAAAATACTCCAAGGTAGTCACTTGCTGATACTAGTCCGTCTTCGCCATCACTTGACGCAGATGCTGAGTTGTTAGCCCAGTTGCTCACTGCTGTAGATGTACCTGCCAGTCTAAATGGTGTGTCGCCTACCACAAACGCTGTGCTGTTTCTGTCTGTGTTTAATGTAATCATGTTAGATATCGCTTCAGGATAACCTGGACAAGCAATAACGTTGAAGCCTCTTTGGTCTTCTCTGACAGCTTGGTTGGTATCTATTTCTGATTTAATTTGATTTACAATAACCTGTCTTTGTGCTTTTCTACCAAATGTACCAGAACCGTCGGCATTGTTAGTAGATTTAGTTACCCATCTGTCTGGATAGTAATCTGCAACAGATTCATTTGAGAATCTTACGTTACCTAATCCAGTTGAACCTGAACCTGGGTAAGAGGCAGTAGTTACGTAATTGTTTCTGTATTCTTTAACATTGTATCCGGATCTTCTTGTGTTGAACAACAATATACCTTTTGGAAAAGTAGCTGGATCTGGAGCATCTGGATCTAAGTGAGCATCACTTAAAAGATCTTTTATTGATGATCCTTCGCCTGCACCTGTGTTGCCATTTGCATCCTTGTCAACTCTAGTATGAAATCTAGCATCAGCAAAAATAACGCCGTCTTCTGTGGTCTGATCTGACTTGTCAATTAATTCAAAAGCGGCACCTGTTGTTGTTACAGTTGTTCCGTTTGATGTATTAGTTGAACTTATAGTAGCAGATGTGTTGTATCTGTAAAGTTGTGGATAGTTTTCTAAATCTGATGTGTCAATCCATAAGTCACCGTTTGCTAATACAGTTCCATCTGATTGTGTAGTTGGTTCAGTGGCACTAAATTGTGGGCCATTTGGATCTGTACTTGCATTTACTGTCAAGTAACCTTTGAAAGTTGTTCCGTCGTGTTCCATAATGTCAGCATCTAAATTAGTGTTGTACCATAATTTGCCGTTACTTGGTTCAGTGCTTGGAGCAGTTAATGATGCTGTGTATGATAAACGTTTCCAGTTTGTTGCAACAATAGTTGCTGGAAGAGCTGTTGAATCTTCTGTTGCACCTGCTGGAACATCATACAAGTTATCAATCAGTGTTGAACTGTTTGCTGTAAAAGTTCCATATGAATGAGCAGTTGCGGCTGAAAAACCAGCAGTTGCTAATGGAGTGTTTGTAACATCATACATTCTAATCTCGCCACCTAATTTGTGTTTTATTTCAATGGCACCAGTGTACTGACCGGTTGTAATAATTGAAGCTTCAACATTTGTAAAGCCTGCACTTGATACTGCTGATACAAAGTCTTCTGCATCTGCTACTGTTGATCCGTCTAAGTTTGAAACTGTTACAGTTTTTGATGATAAAGTCGATACCCCTTTTAGAGATTCTGCCATTATGAAAGAACCTTGTAGTCCTGTTGGATACACAGTTTTAGATTGAACAATGGTTTCTCCACCTTCATATCTAAATAGTTGGAAGTCTCCAACTCTTAGTGTAACATCTGTGTCATTGACTCTATTCTGTTCTGTTACATTGTATTGAGCATAAAGAGTACCTGCTGATATGCCTGTACCTCCTGTGCTTGGATCTGTGTTGAATATTGCAGTGTGATTATTTGTATAAAGAGCAGTGCTTACATTTGAAAAACTTGCTGAACTTGAACTGTACAATTTAACAACAAGATTTGCTCCAGCATTTGGAGAAGTTGTTTTAAACCATAATGATCCATTTGGTCTGTCATCTTCAGCTGTTTTCCAAGTAGGTCTGCTAGAGTGTGCCGCTTGTTCAAAAGATACACCCGAGTAAGTTCCTGCCGTTATGCCAGTAGTTGTTAATATTGTTCCTGTATTGTTTGCAATTACTATTGTATTGTTTCCACCTATTGAGTCTGTGTACGCAATGCCGTTAATATAAATTTCAAGTTTGCCTGATACTGCGTCTACTGCCGCTGTTACTCCTGGAATACTTGCGTTGTCAATTGAAGTTGCCAAGGCCGCAAAAGTTGTACCTGATAGTGTTACTTCCACGCCGTTGATCTCTATTGAATGTCCGTTAGTTAATGTACCTGATGTTGCAGTACCTTCAATTGTTGGATGACTGATGTGCCAAGCTGTTGAGCCTGTTTGTACCCAAGAATTTGTATCATTTTTAAAGTAAATTTTATTTGTTACATTTGTAGTGTTGATTGCATAATCACCCTTAGAACCAAAATTAGTTTTTGGTGCACCTGTAGAAACATTTCCTACTAGATCGTTAACTGAAGTGATCAGTTTAGGTGTAATTGCTGTAAATGATTGATTGGTTTTAGACCACTCAAAAAGTCCATAAATTGAACTAGCTAAATCAAACCAATATGTACCGTCGACTGGATTTTCTGTTGGTGCTGATGTTGAACCTAATAAATCTGTTAAGTTTACATTTGCTCTCAAAATAAATGCTTTGTTGGCTATGCCAAGGAATGAGTAAGCGGCTTGTAAACCGTATTCGTTTAATTCGTAACCATTCAAAGATCCACCTGACGCATCAGTATAAAATGTTGGATCACCGAAAGTTTCTGTTAATTCTCTTTGTGATGAGATCAAAAATGCTGTATTAGCATTAGCAGTTGTCGTACCTGACGCAGTACTGTCTCCAGCACCATTTAATTTGTCTTGACCTGATGCAATTATTATTAATGGCGTTGTACCTGCATCTGATGGTACATAGAAACTCTCGTCTATTACTGAAACGTTTACGCCTGGACTTGTTAATGTTGCCATGTGTTTATCACTCCTTGAAAATTATTATTATAACAATGTTAATGCTATTTATAGTGAATACGGTTAAACTGTATCAAACTGTGTCAATTTTTGGTACCTATATAGGGCATGTAAATACAATAATGAAAAGACCTTTATGCAAAACCTGTAGGATTAAACCTAGGTCATACGCCTATAAAAAAGCTAAAAAGATTTATTGGCGTAGCGAGTGTGATTCCTGCATTCGTAAGAAAAACAAGCAAAAAACAGGATCTGCTCCAAAATGGCTTCAAGCAGGATACCGTAAAAAAAATAAGTGTGAATTATGTGGTTTTAGATCCAGTAAGCCCATACAAATGGATGTGTATCATGTTGATGGAAACAGAAACAATACTTCCGTATATAATTTAAAAACTATTTGTGCTAATTGCCAAAGATTGAAATCTACGCTGAATCTCGGTTGGTCTCTTGGAGATCTGGAAGTAGATAATTAGTCATATCATATATTTGCTTGTATAAAGATTCAATAGTGTTTGTATTTTCTAGAACATAATCGTAGTCAGCTCCAATCCAATCCCATTCTGATTTGTGTGCGCCTGCCTCAATCATTTCTTGTTTGTTTGGCATTTTTGTACGTTTCACTAGCACAATTTTTCCGCCTTGAGCTCTAATTTTTTTAATTTCGTTTATAAATCTTGTGTCTGAGATTACCGTGTGTTGCCCTTGATATCTTGCCATGCACGAATCTACCCAAATAGAATCCAACATGTTTGCCCGGCATACTTCTGTGCCAAAATACTGTAGTACCCAACGTGGAGTTACCTCTTTGCCAAATTTTTTACTCCAAAAAATATCGGGCTGTTCTCTCCATGCTCTCGATTCTTTAGTGTTGCCTTCTACTAATTCTCTGTTCCAACCAAATATATTAGACACAGCGTCTTTCAATGATTTTGCGAATGAGTCTCTTTTAAATCCGTGGTGAGAAACTAATCGTTCTGCCACAGTATCCTTACCAGATCCTATCAACCCAACTAAACCTATTAACATTTAAACAGTTTAGCAGGATTTTATTCTTTTTTCAAGTTCTATTTTTGTTTCTCTGATTGTTTTTAGTATTAGTTCTTTGATGCTTTTGGAATTAGCAATGGTTGCCATGTTTTCTAAACCGATTACCATTTCTTCTAACTCTTCGTAGGTGAGATTTTGTATTTTTTTATATTCTTGAGCCATGATGCTTGCCTTTGCAGTTATATTACTTTATTTTATTTAATATGAAAAGAAAATGAATTAACCTATAACAAAACTATAAGGAGTACCGCCTTCGACATAGTTATTAATTTCTAGGTCTAGTTTTTCCATCTCGGCTATGCCTTGTTGTTTAAGCTCAGCACCGTTTAATGTAGTACCGCCTTGTGGTCCTGCTATGGTATTAAATTTGCCTCGGGCTTCACCTAACATTGTTTTACAAACTGCTAGAGTGTAATCTCTAATCCACGGTTTAGAATAGATATCTCTTAATAGTGTAATGTCTGGTCTAAAATTGTCTGTATGCATTAGTACTGTTTCGTTGTCTGCTCTTGGTCTTTGAGTTATAGTCAATGTTTTAGTTGCAACATCAAAGTGGTGTTGAATAAATGACCCAAACATTTTTCCTACTAATTCTTGATATGATGCAAAAGCGTAGTAGGTTGCTAATCCACCAGTTGCTCCTGCTCTTAAAAGATATGTATTTGTATAGGCTAAATTGAATGGCTCAAATAGTGTGCCACCTTCTCCACCTTCGGTTCTTGAACCTACTGTTCTTCTCATGAGCTGTCTTACGTTGATAATTTCGTCAGGTAGAATATATTTGTTTTGGTTTTTGGCCAGCGTGAGATGAGCGTATGATTCTTCAACAGCATTAGATGATCGTTGACGGAATCTGTTTACGGCTCTTTCTAGTGCAGTTTCGTAGTGTTTTGGGTCTAATTCAACCTCAATCATTCCGTCACCTAGACTAAGTTTAACGTACTCAAATACCTCTTGTTGCATAGTTTGTAGTTCTGACATACACATATTTACCGTTAGACTCATTACAATAAATATACATGATATGCCACGACTATCAATCTTTAAGCCAGAAAAGGGCAACGACTACAAATTTTTTGATCGCAACATCAAAGAGATGTTTACTGTAGGCGGAACAGACTTACATCTACACAAATATCTAGGGCCATACAAACAGGGTGACACAGGCAAAGACGGAGCGGCATCTCCAACACAGCCAAACTATGCTACCAGTGAAACCAATGAAAGAACCATACAAGATCTGTTGTTTTTAGAAAACAGAGATAGACAATATTCACCAGATATCTACACAATAAGAGGCATTTACAATGTGCAGGACATAGATTTTAATCTATCACAGTTTGGTATGTTCTTACAGAATGATACAGTGTTTTTAACTGTACACATGAATGAAATAGTAGAAAGACTTGGCAGAAAACCTATGTCTGGAGACGTGGTAGAATTTCCACACATGAAAGAAGACTATTCGTTAGATGCTTCTGTTCCTATTGCTCTAAAAAGATATTATGTGGTTGAAGATGTCAACAGAGCCGCAGAAGGATTTTCACAAACTTGGTGGCCACACCTTTTAAGATTAAAATTAAAAACTCTAGTTGACTCTCAAGAATTCCGTGATGTTATTGGCGACGCAACAACAGAAGGAAGTCTAGCCAGTTACATGTCAACTTTTAACAAAGAAAAATCCATTAACGATGCTATCGTCAACCAAGCAGAAGCAGACTCGCCGAAATCAGGATTTAATTACAAACAATACTATGTGGCTCCGATTGATGAGCGAGGCAATATTAGATTAGACGGTGCAAACAATGAAACATCTCGTGCCAGCTCCAGCCAAACAGTTAATGCAGTGTTAGACACACCAGCAAGTTCACACTATGGATTTTACGTGGACGGTGACGGCGTGCCACCAAATGGTTATCCAGCAGGCTTTGGAACTTCGTTTCCAACGTCTAATTTTGACAAAGGTGACTACTGGTTAAGGACAGATTTCTTGCCAAACAGACTATTTCGTTATGATGGGCTTAGATGGGTCAAAGTGGAAGACTCGGTCAGGATTACTTCGACCAACAATGATAGTAGGGCTAATTACAAAACAAAATTCATCAATGAATCAAACACAACTACTATTAACGGTTTGACAGTTGAGCAGAGACAATCTTTGACAGATGCTCTAAAACCAAAGGCTGATAATTAAGATGTTGCATTTTTATGATGGTCAAATAAGGAAATTTTTAACTCAATTCGTAAGAGTTTTGAGTAATTTTTCTGTAGAAACAGGTAAAGGATCTGATGGTTCAATTAAATTGAGAGCAGTTCCTGTAGTTTATGGAGACATGACTAGACAGGTAGCAAATATTATAAGAAATAATTCTGAAAATGCTTTACAATATGCTCCACGAATTGCCGCATACGTAAATGCACTGGATTATGACAGAGAGAGAATGCAAAATCCGTATCATGTCGAAAAACAACATTTAAAAGAAAGAGAATTTGATGCCACCACCGGCGAATATACTGAAGGACTGGGTGCTGGATATACAGTGGAAAAAGTAATGCCATCTCCTTTCCGTTTAAATGTATCTGCAGATATTTTTACTACCAACACTGATCAAAAATTACAGATAATGGAACAGATCCTTTATCTCTTTAATCCGGATTTTGAAATACAAAAATCAGACAACTATATTGATTGGACCTCTTTAAGTTATATAGAATTGACAGATATAACATTTTCGTCTAGGACAGTTCCGGTAGGAGCAGACACAGAAATTGATGTTGCATCTTTAAGATTTTCTATGCCAATATGGTTATCACCACCAGTGAAAATATCTAAATTGGGTGTGATACAAAAAATTATTATGAGTATGTATGATGATGATGGCGGAATTACAAAAGGTCTGATTGATGGTTCTTTAATAAGCAGAAGTTTTATCTCTCCAAACAATTTTGGATTGTTATTGACTGGAAATCAAATTAGACTATTAGGTACAACTGGCGTAAATGTATCTTCGGGTGGCGATGGATTCCAAACAGGTGCAAACGAGCCTAATAATTATGATCCATTTGAAACTTTTGGACCACCAGTGAACTGGAATATTCTTTTGAATCAGTATGGCAAAATTACAAACGGTACTTCACAAATTAAATTACAACAAGAAAATGGTAACGAAGTTGTAGGCACAATATCCACAACTCCCTTGGATGAAACTATATTACTGTTCAACATAGATGCAGACACTATACCAGCTAACACGCTAACTGCTGTGGTAAAAATTATCAATCCGTTAACATTTGATCCATCTGCTAACGGCACACCGGCAAATGGTACAAGATATCTGGTTACAGATTCTATAGGAGATTCAACTAACACCATTGATGCTGTTGCTTGGGGCAATCTTAGAGCAGGTATAAATGATATTGTTCAATATAACTCTACTACAGGCAAATGGGGTGTTGTGTTTGACGCATCAAACCCAGATTCTACACAACATTATGTAACTAATTCTAATACAGGTATTCAATACCGTTGGAATGGAGAAACTTGGCAGAAGTCATATGAAGGTATCTACACACAAGGCAAATGGACTTTAATTTTACCAGGTGGTTCTTCACAGTACGATGCAGGTCCTGACACAGGGCAATCAGGTTCTGGTTCTAACGTCACATACCCATAATAACTAATAATATGGATCAAAACATCATATGCTCCGGAGCACTTTTCTATGCTACCGGCACTAAAAGATTTTTATTCCTTCAGAGAAACAGTCTCAAAACTCGCGATACATGGGGACTAGTAGGAGGGCGTGCTCGTAACTCAGAGTCAGCGTTTGAAGGATTGAAGAGAGAAATACAAGAAGAAGTGGGGCAGACTCCTGCATTTAAAAAAGTTATTCCTTTAGAATTATTCACGTCCAATGATCAAAAATTCTTTTTTCATACCTATGTGGTAGCAATTGAATCAGAATTTTTACCTAAACTAAATGATGAACATTCGGGATACTGTTGGACTGCATTTGAATGTTGGCCTAAAAATTTACACGTGGGTCTCAAGAACACATTAAACAACAAGGCCATCAAAGGCAAGTTACAGACTATTTTAGATTTGATAACTTAATTAACCAGCACTTATTTTTACAGTACCGTTGTCATTCCAAAGTTGGCCTGCATTACTAGGATCACTTGTTGGTAAGTCCGTTGCCATTACTTTTCCGGAATTGTTTACCATCAGTGTGCCGTTGTCGTCTGGTAGATCGATGTTTCTTTTTGTAGTTGACTTGCCTGACAAGAAAGTCTTTTTGCCATCTTCTGTCTGTAGGCACAATGGCACATCACGGTGACAATAAATGGCGTTGTTTGCAACGGTCAATAATGGTTTGTGCTGTCCGTCTTTTCGACCAATAATTTCTATCCTGCTTTGGTCTTTACCCTTTTTATTGTCTTTGATGCTTCCTTTGATTGAACCTATTCTGATACTTTCTCCGGCATCGTTCTCGCCAGTGAACTCTAGCCAAGTGTCTGCATTGATTTGTATGTTTTTTCCTACTTTAAACATATAAAAATATCTACTAGTTGTTGGTTCTAACTACGCAAAGTACCATTCCGATACTATCATCATTTTTGTCTTCAAGGGCTCTACCAATTACGTGGAAAGGATTTATTGTATCTGAATCCGTTACACCTCTTGCTGTGCCTTTAGTAGATGAAGCAACAAGTCTTTGACCTTTGCTTACTTGTCCAGTTACTCTTACTGGAGTTCTTCCTGTCATTGCTACAAAAGGATGTGAATCGTTGTTACCTGCACCGGCGTTCATCGCATATGCTGGTTTTTGTGATACAACACCAAAAACAGTGTCAGATAATTCTGCGTCAACTTCTGTTATTTCTTGTGAACCACCTAGCATTACTACTGCGCCTTCTGCCATTGGAGCATCTGCGGCAAATCTCTCCGCGACATCCGCATATAATGCCGATGTTGAAACTGCGTGTACTACATTACATCTCACGTCAACTAAATCTCCTGTTAACGCTAATGAAGTGTCGTTGTCTGCTCTTTTGAAAGCAGTAAAGGCTCCGCCTGCATTTCCAAATGTTGTCGTACCGTCATCTGCAAATCCTTCATCCCATACCCAGAAAAGAGCTTTTTCAGTGGCGGCTGATGTTGCACCTCTGTTTACTTTTATACCACTGTAAGATGGCATTCCTGAGTTTGCTGAAACGTTTCTGTTTACTTCGATTATGTTGTCTTCAACTGAAAGTGTTGATGTGTTTATTACTGTTTCAGTTCCGTCAATTGTAAGGTTACCTGCAACTCTCAAGTTGTTTGTAATAACTGTTTCACCTGTTGCTGTCAATGTTAAAAGTCCTGAAGAAGCGATGACCAAGTTTGTTCCATCACCTTCGATCTTCTCACCTGCATCACCAAAAACTATTCCTTTTGCTGATGGAAGTATTACATCTGTCAATGGTGAAAGATTAATGGCACCTGATGCCGCTGTAACAGTTAAGTGTGTTCCATCTGATGCTATCTTCTCGTTGGCATCAACGAACTCTAATGGTATGTTGATAGGTATGACTACTGCCGCACCTGCATTCAACTGAATGTCATCACTTGAATCAATTTTTAATAGTGCACCAGTACCCTCGATCTTCTCACCTGCATCACCAAAAACTATTCCTTTGTCATTGGCCATATGTACATCTGAAGCTGTTGCTAAATTGATTTTACCACCTGATGTGATTGTGAAATCAGTGTTGTTGGTTTCAATGTGTTCTCCACCATCACCAAAAACTAAACCTACTGCATTTGGAATGTGTACATCTGT